GGGGGTGCCCCACAGGTTCTGCGGGTCACGGCCGGCGTACCGGTCGCGGTAGTCGTGCCCGACCTGGTCGGCCTGCCGGTAGGTGCCTTCAAGGTCGTCGCACTGTGCGGCGACGGCGGAGGCCTGGTCGGCGATGGCACGGGCGACGTCTCTGAACGCGGCGGAGGCGGGGGTGTCGTCGACGGCGTCGGCGGCGGCGCGCATCGTGGCGGCGTGCTGTTCGTTCGCGGCCTTGATGCGGGCGATGTGGGCGAACATGCCGCCGCCCATGCTTTCGATCGGTGCGGTCACTGCGGGTCGTGTCCTTCCGGTGGGCTGGGGGGTCCATTGGGAGTCGCCGAGGTCGGCGCGGCGCGTGGGGCGCCGGGCCGGCGGATCGGGTCGGGTGGCCGCGGCCGGCGCGGCGGGCTTGGCCGGGCGGGCCTTGGCCGCGCGGTGGTCGCGGGCTTCGGCGATCAGCCAGTCGCCGACCGGGTCCGGGCCGCGCTCGGCGGGCGCCCGCGATCCCCAGGGCTGCTCGACCCGCTTCGGCCGGCCGGCCGGCTTCGGTGGTGCGGCGTCCGCCGGGTCAGGTGCGGGTGCGGTCTTGCCCGCCGCGGTCTTACGCGCCTTGCGGCCAGTGGCCGGCGTTTCCCGGTCCCACTTGGTGGAGGCGACGGGGAAGGGGCCGCGGCCGGTCTGCCATCCGGTTCCGGCGGTGTCGGTCCGCCCGAGCCGTTTGGCGCGGGCGGCGCGGCGGCGGGCGATCAGCGCGGCGGTGCGGCTTCGGGTCGTGCCGTCCTGCTGGGCGGTGCGGGCCTGGGTGGCGCGGCTGTTGCCGCTGGCCGGGCGTGGCCGCCGCGTGGTGCCGCCGGTGGTGGCGGCTGGCGCGGTGGGGTTCGGGGTGGCGGGCTGGCGGCGGAACCTGCGCCGCGGCGTGTTGCCGCCCGCGCCACCGTTGCCCCCACCCGCGGGGCTGTGGCGGCCTGTGCGGCGCGTACGGCCCCCGGGCGTCGCCGGCGTCCCCGGGGCGGGCTGCTGACGCGGCGTGCGCCCGCTGGGGGGCGGCGTGGCCCCGCGGATCGGGTGGCGCCACGTACGCCGCGGCCGGTTCGGCTGGCCCTGACGGTTGGGACGCCCGGCGGGTGACGACGGGAGGGCGCCCCCGCCGGGCGTCGAACCGCCGGCCTGGCCGGTTGGCCGGCGGCGGTGGAGACCGGGGAACCGCCGGTCTGCGTTGGCACGGCGGCTCCCCGGCGACTTGGGCTCCCCGGCGGCGCCTGCGCGGCCCGGCCCGGCGCCAGCAGAAGCCGTGCGGCGGCGTGCGCCGCCGGGGAGGAGCCGGCCCCACCCCGTGGGGGAGGTGGGGCCGGCCGTGGGGCCGCCGTGCGGTGTCCCCCGGGGGGACGGGGATCGCCGCACGGCGGCGTTCGGGCCGCCCTGCGCGCGGGGGGTCCGGCCGAAGCGGGGCCGGGTGCGCGGGGGGCGGGGCTTGGACGGGTCACGCTGCAGGCGGCGGTGCGTGGCCACACCTGCAGCGCCGGCACCGGCCAGGCCGACGACGGCGCCGACCGCGCCGACCGGCCCGGCGAACAGGGCACCGACGGTCGCGGCCAGCCCGATCCCGCCCGCGCCCGCGGCGAGCAGCGGCGCGGGTGGGATCGGCCGGTCGGGCCGGCCGACGATCGGCGGCTTCCGCGGCGCAGGTGCGGCCGGGGCCTTCACCGGGGCTGCGGCCACGGGCGGGGGCGCCGGGACGACCGGCGGGGGCTGGGTCATGCCGCCCGCCACGACATCCGGCGCCGGCCGGCGTGTGCGGCCTGACGGGGCGGATCCACCCAGCCGATCGCCGTCTTCAACTGGCGCCGGTACGGCTCCTGCTCCCAGAACAGCGGGTTCTCATCCGTGTTCCCGATCGGCGCGTGGCGGGTGATGAACTCGGTCTCGGCGGCCTTGGCCATCATGCGGGGGGTCCATCCGGGTAGGCAGTCGGCGGCGGTCCACTGCTGGAAGGTGGACCGGGAGTGGTCGACGTAGGCCCACCACCAGGAGGTTTCGGCGTGCTGGGCGCAGCGGGCGGCGTAGTTGTTGGTGATGCCGCCGTAGACGGCGGATGCGGTGGTGAAGTAATGGGCGTACAGGCCGCAGGGCCGCATGTCGCCCGAGGTGGCGTGCCGTGCGCGCCAGACGGCCCGTGCCCACGCCGCTGCGCCCGCCGCTGCGCCGCCGATGATGGCGGCGGTGAGGGCCTGCCACGGGTGGGTGACCGACCAGCCCACAACGGCCAGGGCGAGGACGGCGACGGTCTTGGGGTGCCGGCGGGGCCAGTGCCGGCGGTAGCGGGTCATCGCTGGGTCGGGTCGAACGCGACGTCGAGGATGACGGCGAACCGCCCGTTGACGGATCCGACGTGGAGGCCGTGGATGGGGAGTGTGAGTCGGCCGAGGCGGATGTAGACGGGGGTGAGGGGGTTGACGCGGGCGGCCCAGTCTTCGGCGTTGCGCAAAGCTTGCTTGACCTCCGTTTGGAGGTCGTCGAGGGTGACGATTCCGTGGTTACGGTGCGGCATCGCATAACCCCCGTGTCGACGGTCGGTAACCGGCATGACCGAGGGTGCCACGACTTCATGGATTGGTCTAGTCTAGTTACGCCTTGCACTGGACTAAGTTGCCAACTGTGGAGAAAATCCGGACATGAAAGCACAGAAGTACTCGGCTATTGCGGACGACCTCCGCAGGCGCATCCTGTCGGGGGACCTGCCAGCCAACGCGGCGCTGCCCAGCAACGAGGACCTCGCTGCTCAGCACCACGTCGCCCGGGGCACGGTCCGTCGAGCACTGGAAGACCTGCAACGCGAGGGACTGATCTATGGCCGGACGACAGCCGGGATGTTCGTCCGCGACCGCCAGCGCTACCGACTCGAACTGACCGGCAACGACTTGGCCGGATACTCACCGACGTTCCCGCGGCTGACCGACAGGCTTCTCGCGGCAATCTCTGGACCTGACCGGCCGCTCAGCCAGACGCTGCACGTAGGCGTTCTGGTTCCGCCGCTGGGAGTGGCCGCCCGACTGGAGACCGGCGATGAGGCGGTCGTCCTGCGCCACCGGGTGATGTACGCCGGCAACGACAAGATCAGCATCGCGAACGGCTACTTCCCCGCCGAAGTAGCGGAGGGCACGTCGCTCGAGGTCTCCACCCTGATCGAGGACGGCGACCTAGCCGTCCTCGAGCGACGCGGCACCCCCGCCGAAGACCTGGTTGACGAGGTGTTCGTCAGACCCGCCACCGCTGGCGAGAGCGTCGAGATGGGCTGGACGACCGGCCAGCCCATCCTCGGCCAGATGTGCACCGCCCACGATTCTGACGGCCGGCCGCTTGGATGCTGGGTGGCGCTGCTGCCCGGGGAGCGGTTCATCCTGGCCGCGACTCGACGCCGCGACACGCAGGACGGCGCGGACATCCGCGCCGTGAGCTGACCCGTCCCCGAAACCGCTTCGGGGCCGCCCACCCGACCTAGGGGGAGACATGCACGAGAAGAGCACCGGCTTAGGCGCCACTGCGTCACCGGACCTGACGTGGCGGAAGTCCACGTTCAGCGACGACCAGGGCTGTGTGGAGGTGGCGCCTGTCGATGACGGCGGGATGCTGGTCCGCGACTCCAAGCAGAACGGCGCTGGACCGGTCCTCGTGTTCACCGAGGTCGAGTGGGCCGCGTTCCGCGCGGGCGTCTTAGCCGGCGAGTTCGACCGGGCCGACTAGCCTCCGCCCTGGGGTCCGGGCGTGTTTACCCCCAAAGCGTGCGCGCCCGGACCCCACCCGAACGGGTAGACCCGGCCCCGCACACCTGGGGGCAAAATGGTCTGGCCCCCGGGGTTCACCCCAGGGGCCAGCGTTCATGGTTGCCGGTTGTCAGCCGGCGATCGACCCTCTTTGCCGGAAGGACGTCTTCGTGCAGATTACCCCACCAGCCCCAGCGCCCGACCATGACGGTCGTCACGACACGCGCACAGCCGCGCACACAGCGGTGACCGGCCAGAGCAGCGGACAGCCTCACCGGGCGGCCAGGTCATGACCGCCGCGGCGACAGACTCCCTCGGGGACATCCAACACGGCCGCGGCGGCCGGCAGGCACGACGGCACGACCCCACACGAGAAAGGCCCCCATCGAACGGGGGGCCATGACCCGAAACCAGAGGCCCGTGCGCGGGGCCGCTTCGACTGCTACCCCCTACCAGGAAGGCACCGTCTGTGTCTGACGATAAGACAATCCCCCAGCCGGTTGCAAACGCAACTATCGACGACCACACCGGACTGTGGACCAAGGCCCAGCAGGAAGCTGCCGTCCACGCCATCACCGACAGCGGGATCGTCGCTCACCTGCCCACCGGTGGAACGCTCCTGCTCTACGCAGCGGCCATAGGCGACGAACCGCCCAGCCTCGCCGACCTGGCCCGTCACGGCCTATGTCAAATGCCGCATGGCGGCGATCCATGGCAGGACTCGTGCTGGGAAGAACCCCACGTCTACACCCACGCCGAACTGGTCAGCTTCAAAGACTTCGACGACGACGACGAACCCGTCAACGTCGCTGCGGCCAACGCTGAAGAGATCGCGGGGCTACGCGACCGCCAGGAAGCCTCCGCTGCGATGGCTGCGCACCACGGCATGCCGTCGCTTCGCACGTGGGATGACCTGTTCCGCCTGATTGTCGTCGCGGGCCTGCTGACCGAGATCCCCGGTCCCGACGGCCCGCGATACAGGTTGACCTATCCGATGCCCGACCACGCGACAGTTCTTCCGCCTGCCGCGACTTCGGGCGAGGGCGCCTCGTGAGCGTCGAAGCCGCAGCGATCGTCCTGCACCACTTCCCCACCGTCCCCGCCGAGGTGCCCGGTGTCGGCGTCGTCCCCGGCCGGCAGACCGTGAAGCTCGTCCTGCTCGGCATCGCCAACCACGACGGGGACGGTGGGGCCTGGCCGAGTCTGAAGACGCTCGCGAAGTACGCCGAGTGCTCCCGCGACACCGCCCGTCGAGCCCTTCGCGTCTTGGAGCACATGAGCGCCATCAAGACCAGCATCAAGGCCGGCGGGACGATGGCCATGAGGGACGAGTTCCGTACCAACTTGTACGAGTTCCTCCTCATCTGCCCGGCGGGCTGCGACGGCTCCAAGAGCCACAACGTCAGCCAGCCTGACCTGACGGATCCGTCATCGGACCGCGACGGCACCCCCGCTTACTCCTCAGCGCACCCCCCGCTTACTGCTAAGGCCACCCCCCCCTCAGCGGTAAGCGCACCCCCCGCTTACTCCTCAGCGGGTAAAGGTCCTTTAAAGGTCCTTGAAGAGTCCAGGGAAGGGGAGCGCCGCCCCGCGGCGCCCAAATCCCCACCCCCTCCGATCCCTGAACCCCCCAACCCCGAACCCCGCGCCGAGCAGCGGGCCGCACCGCCGCCCACGTACGTCGGCCGGTGCCCCGCCCACGGCCACCACCCCAGCCCGCCGAACTGCCACGGCTGCCGGGACGCCCGCATCGCCCACGAAGCCGCCCGCCCGCCCGCGCACGCCGTCGTCAAATGCCACGCCCACCTCGTCGAGCACCGGCCCGGCGGCGAGTGCCCCATGTGCCGCGCTGACCGCATCGCCAAACCCGACGACGCCCCGGCCCCGGCCCGCACCGGAAATCCCGGGTTGCCACCTGCCGGGATGCGGGCGATCTTCGACAGCATCCGCACCGGCTTCCGCACCGTGGAGACCCTGTGACCCACCCGACCGGCCTACCCGAGCCGATCCCCGTGCCGCTCGTCCCACCCGGCCACGCCCACGCACCCGACCCCGCCGTTTCCGCGGCCATCCGCGACCGGGCGCTGCAGCAGGCCCGCGGACGCCCGCCCCTCCCCGACGAGCTGCGCCGCCGGAAACGGCGGCACCTCGCACCCGTGCCGGACCTGCCGCATGCTTGAACCCCGCACCGAGGAGGACCCTGTGCGCACCCCCCGACCCGACCACGGCCAGCACGCGAACCCCGGCTGGTCGCCACCGGCCCCGGCTGCGGCGGTTGACGACGAGTTGCACGATTCGTGCCCCGACTGTGCGGGGACGCCTGCGACGGGGACGTGTACGTGCCCGCCGTTGTGGTCTGTGCCGGACTGGTCATGGGTGTGACCGGCCAGACCTGGCCCGACTGGTTCGACGTGGAGTTGATGCCGGACGTGCGGAGGCTGGCCGAGCCGCAGTTGACCCCGGACGAGCTGCTGGCCGAGTACTGGCCGGACGGCGACGAGGAGCCAGACGACCGGCTCGACCGGCTCGCGCACGGCTTCACCCGCGACGACGACTGGCAGGACGACTCGGTGCTGTGCCGCAACGGCTGCGGCCTGCCGTACAGCGAGGTCGTCGCCGGGAAGGTCCGGAAGTGCCTCGGGCCGGATCGAGATGGAGACCACTGATGGCCCGCAGTGAGATCTCGGTGTCGGTCGACACCGAGCAGTTCGCCGCCGCGCTGGACATCATCGCCAAACACGCCCGGGCCTGCGCCGACGAACTACGCGCCGCACGGTCGTCGATCGACAGCGCTACCCCGGATGGTCCCGATGAGGTCGAGTGAAGCCGGCGCCCCGCGGGCATCGCGTACCACGGGACGCCGACCAGCCATACTCACCCGCCGCCCGGGCAAACGCCACCCCGGGAGCCACCGACGACGCCGCGGACGCCGCAGCATCACCGCCCTGGCGGGGCTGGCTGTGGCCGTGTGGTCCCTCGTGGGCCTCACCGCGGACTCGGGGTGGGTCAACCTCGCCGGAGCCGTAGGGGCCGTCCTGGGGGCCGCGGCGATGGCAGCGGCGGCGCTGCGGTGACCGGGCACCCGGAGCACGTCACGCTGGCCGGAACCACCGGATGGCTCCCCGTCCGGCCGCACAACGTCCCCGGCCTCCGCACGTGGAAGCAGCGCCGCGCCTGCCGGAAGGCGGGCGGCCACTGGTGGCACCCGGCCGACCCGATGATCGAATGGTTCTGCTGCCAGTGCGGGGCGAGCCGCGACGGGGCGCCGAGGGACGGGACATGACCGGGGCCGAGTGGTGGCTGATCACCGCGCCCGTGCTGTGGGGCGTGCTGTTCGTCGCGGTCGGGGAGTTGGCCCGGGCGTGGCGCCTCGGTCAGGTCGGCCGGGGGAACGCCGCGTCGATCCGGGCCGCGAGCTCGACCACCGAATCCGGCAGCGGCAGCATGCGGAACACCACCGCCGGATCCACCCCGGCCGCCACCGGCATCAACACGTCCGTGGCATGACACCACGCGTCCAGCCGGCACCAGCACCCCAAGTCCCTGCCGGCCAGCCGCTCACGCAGCTCGGCGAGCGGCACGAACGGCCACGGATCCTCACCCACCCCGCCACGCTCGGCCAGGTCCCGGGCGTACCGCCGCACCACCCACAGGGGCCGCTCGGCCGGTGGGGGGCCATCAGGGCAGTCCACCGTCCGCCACGGGTTCCCGAAGACGGTGGACCGGTCGCAGACGACCACGCCGGCCGGGCGGACCGAGCCCCTCGCGCGGGTGAGCCGGATCCGCTCAGGCATCGTCGACCACCTTCCGCCACGGCCCGACATGCACGACCCGCTGAACCAGCGTGTCCCACGGCCGGCCCGCAGCCGCACCCCGCGCCAACCGCTCATCGCCTACCGGATCGTTAGTGGGGCCGACCGCAGTCACCATCCCGGCGCCCCACCGCAGCGCCCACTCGATCCGGGACGACTCGACCGCCACAGCGGACAACTCAGCCGCGGCGAGCGCGGCGACCGCGATCCGGGCAGTGTCGGCGTGCGCCGCCCGGATCACCTCGTCGGTCGAGCCGTTCCGCGCGACGAACTCGGCGTCCAGAGCGGCGGCAATCACCGCGGCAGGATCGGATCGGTCAGGCATCGGGTGCCTTCCACGAGCCGGTCTGCACGGCGCGGTGGACGACCTCGCCGCTGTCCATGTACGACAGGCCGTCCGCCGCTTCCTTGCGGTCGTTGTAGCGGTCCACGCAAGACCGGCCGTCAACGATGAACCGGATGCCCCACTCCTCCCGCCGCTCGGCCACCGGAACCACGGCCAGCCCCTCAACGGTGAGCGCGGCCAGGACCGCGTCCGCCACTATCTCCGGGTCCGAGTCGTAGTCCTGGATGCGGTGCCACTGCTCGTACACGGCGTCCCGGATCACCTGCCGCGGGTCGGCGGTCATCCGGTCACCGTCAGCCCGACGGCGCCCGCGAACAGCAACACCATCCCCACCCCGTACACGACCAGCGGCCCCCGGAACGACTCCCGATCGCCGAACCTGATCACCAGGGCCGGTGCCCACACGACGGCGATCCCGGTGATGCACATGGCCAGCCAGATCCGGGTCATTCCCGACCGTCCGGGTCCTGCGCCGCGGCGGCGTCCATCAACCTGACCGCCTCGTCCAAGTTCTCCATCGCCGCTACCCATGCCGGGACGGGCTGTCCGAACTCGACCGTGTCGTCGCCGGACCGCCACGTCCCCCCGTTCTTGTAGGTCCACTCCCGGCCGTCCTGGTCGGTCATGGTCTCCCCGGCCTGATGCGGGCCGTCGGCGTCGGTGGGGAACACCGGGGGGCGGGTCACCGCGTGCCGGCCCGGTACTCGGCGGCCAGCGCCAGCAGGATGAGACTGGCGTCGTTCATCCCGACCATCCGCGCTCGATCAAGCGAGTCCTGCGCGGCATCCCGAACTTCGTCGGCTCTCTGGCGGAGGTGATCCGCGGCGCCGCTCAGCGCCTCGGCGACCCAGCGGGCAGTCAGTGCAACGAGGTCCGCCGCGCACGCCGGGATGTCCTCGTCGAGGTCCAGCCTCAGCGTGTGCCGGAAGTAGGAGTCGAGCAGTTCCCGGACCTCAGCCAGCGCCGCTCCGTCCCGCGTGGTCTCAGCCACCGGTCTCCTCCTCGCGTCCGTGTGCCAGCGGCAGCCCGGGGACGTCGACCAGCCGGATGTCGGCCAGCACGACCAGCACCTCGGTCGGCACCGTCAGCCGCTCACCCCGCGGCCCCTCACGGACCACGGTGATCCGCCCGCCGACTGTGGCGTCAGCGACGATCCGCTCAGCCTGGGCCTGCGGGTAGCGGCCGGCGGCCTCGATCACCGTCGTGTAGCCGGTCCGGTCCGGCGCCCACCAGGCGCCGTGCTCGTTCGACCAGATCAGGCAGTCAGCCACCGGTCTCCTCCTCGCCTCGGATGTATGCCGTCAGGTGATTGGTGCTGGCCAGCACAGCGGTGTGTGCGGCGTCCCGGTGCTGTCGGGCGTCCGCCCGGGCCTGGGGTCGGCTATGCGCCGCGGCGATCCACCGGCGGCAGCTGCATCGCGCCCACCGGTGCGGCTGCCCCGACAGCGACCGGACTTGGCCGGCGTACAGGCCGTCCCCAGCCGTCCAGGTCACGTAGGTCTCGGTGACGTGGTGGTCTGCCGCGCGGGGGCAGCGCAACCGCAGATGCTCGCGCGCCTCGGCTCGCGTCACGCGGAGGGAGTAGCAGCCGGGTGCGCAGCCGGCACCGCACAGCCGGCACGACCATGCTGCGCCACGGCCGGGATACTCCTGGACGGTGACCAGGCCGAGGTTGACCGGCGTCCGGTCGGTCGACCGTTCCGGCGCTATCACTGCGCTCCCGTCAGGTACGCCCGGGCAGCGCCGACAGCAGCCGCAGCGACCGGCCGGAACTCCTTGCCGAAGCAGGACTCGGCGGCCACGACCGCTCGCCACAGCTCGACCTGGGCCGTGATGAACTGCCGTTCCGCCGGCCGCGCGTTCTCGACGTCGGCCAGCGCTATTTCGCACACGCCCAGCAGGAACCCAGCCGGGTCGGTCCCGGCGTCAGGCAGGTCGGTCACAGCTCCACCTCGACCCGGACCCGGACCCGCTGCTCAGGGCCTTCCACGAAGCCAACCTCAGTCAGCAACGCCCGGAGCTGTTCCCGCGTGAAGCTCGGCGACGGCACGTCGATCTCCTCGCCGCCCGGCTCGTCACCCGGCGGCCTGACGAGGAACATGCCGTCGCCCAGGTCGTCGAACTTGGGCTCGTGTCTGGTGCTGCGGCGGCCTCGCATGAGCCAGCGGACCGTGCCGTCCGGCTCCGACATGAGCGGGTACGTGCCCGGCTCGACGATCGCATCGCCGCCACCCGGAGCCGGGTAGAGCCGCAGCCTCAGAACCTCGACCGTGCCAACCTGCACGGCAACCCTCGGCCCGGTCACGACGCGCCGTCCTCGGCCTGCGCCGTGGCCTCGACCGCGTCATCCCACGCCGCATCCTCCGCAGCCGCCCGCGCCGCAGCCGTCCATCCAACGATGCCCCGCAGGTCCGACACGATGGCTTCCCATCCGGCGCCGCCCTCGACCTCTTCGATCGTGTCGGCGTAGTCCCGAACGTCGCGTACCTGCCTGGCCAGCGCGTCAACCTCTCGGGCCAGCCGGTTCCGCTCGGTCGTGACCTGGCTCAGCTCGGCGGCCATCGCGTCGTACGTGCGGGTCATCCGCCACGCCTCACGCTGGCGGAGCCGGTCCCGCTCGGCGGTCAGCGCGGAGATCTCCTCACCCCGCTCCGCCAACACCCGGCCGGTCTCGACAGTGAGCTGCGCCAACTCGGTCCGAACCCCGTCCAGCATGTCCAGCAGGACCGCCGAGTACAGGACATCGACGTAGTGCTGGATCGGCCGCCGCTCCCGAAGCGCAGCCCGCAACTCGCGTTCCACCGCGGCGGTCTCGTCCGGCAACGCCGACGTCATACGACCCGGAATCGGCGCCTGGTCCGCCATCACCGAGTCACCTCCGCCGGAACCGGCAACGCCTCAACCGCCACAGCAGCCGCCCGCAACCACCCCGTCAACACCGCCGGGGACTCCGCCCAAATGTCGAGGCCGGTGATGTGGACCTGCCAGTAAGGGCCGTCGCTGTCGGCGAGCGCGTCACCCCAGCCGGTGTCGACCTCGGGCACGTCGCCCGCAGTGATCCGGTGCTCACTCCTGCGCATCTCAACTCCCGTTCGTGGTAGAGACGGCGCGCGGCATCACAGCGCGTCCAGCAGCATGTTCAACAGCCAGCCGAGCCCAAGCACGGCCAGCGCCGTGGCGACCACGGCCAGTCCGACGAGGATCACGACAGGCCCGCGATCAGGTCCACCAACGCCGACTCGTCCAGGACGTCGTACTGGATGACCAGATTCGCCACGTCGACCCACACCCTCGCGAAGGCCTCCCGCTGCACGGCCACGCAGACTCGGTCGTCGTCCAGCAACACCAGCGCACGCAGCCCGGTCGCCCGGTTGAACTGGTGCTCGCACAGGCCGGAACCGCTGATCTGCGTCGACCAGCGCCACGTCCAGCCGGCCGCGTGGAGCCGGCGGACAGCGGCGGACAGCCGGGCCAGGTTCGCGGTCCGGGCGGCCTGGAGGGTTGGTGTCTGCGTCATGGAATGACCGTACGACTCCGGCGCAAGATACGCAACATCCGGCGCAACATTGGCCGGAAAACTTGCCACACACGCCGGAACCGGCTACCGTTCGGCATGTGGAAGACACCCGGGCGGCCATCACCGCATCGATACGCGCCGAGATCGCCCGCGCCGACACCTCCGGCGTGAAGGTGGCCGAGGAGATCGGCATGCCCTACCGGACGTGGGTGAAGCGGATGGCGGGCGACGTGGCGTTCTCCGGCGAGGAGATCGCACGCGTGGCTCTCCACCTGGGCGTCCCGGTGGAGCGGCTGTTCGGCCGAGACCGATGAATGGAGACCAGCGAGTGAACGCCGACCCGAACCGCCCCGGACCGTTCGTCGTCCTGCGTGGTGACGCCGACCAGCCCCTGCGTGCCGAATGCGGACACTGCGGCCTGGACGTCGACGTCGTCCTCTGCCCTCACATGTTCCGGCAGGTCGACTGGCACGACGCCGACGACACGACCTGTCCCGGCTCCGGCGCCCGCGTGGAATGAGAGCGGCGCCGCCCCACGCAGGGGGCGGCGCCAAGACCGGAACCCCCCACCCTCCAGGAAGAGGCCACCGGCATGACCGACAATAGCCGCACCCGCGACCGGCTCCTCGCCCTCGCCGCCATCCGACACGACGGCATCTCCTATCCCGAGATGCTCGACCAGGCCGCGGTCATCACCGGCCTGGACCGCAAGGGCGACGTGCTCGACGAGGCGATGGACGACCTGATCTGCACTCTCGGCGACCAGGTCGACCTGCAGCGCAACCCCGGCCGGGCCGGCATGTTCCTCGACGACGGCGACTCGTGGCGCGACCCGCTCGCCGCCGCCGAAGCCGAGCTCGACCGCCGCATCTCCGACGCACTCCACCGGCTCGGCGCATGACCACCCGCGCCCCCGACCAACTCGGTCACGGCGACCGGGTCCACGACGGCGGCCCCGACGGACCCATCCGCACCGTCAACGCCGTGCAGTGGGACGGCGTGCGGTGGGCGGTGGCGTTCCGCGGGTCGATGGTCCCCCGGTACTGCACGGGCCGGGCACGGTTCTGGACCGCGCCGTGACCGCGCTGATCAGCCTGGCCCCCGCGCTGGCCCTGCTCGCCGCACGGTACGCACTGACAGAGAAGGAGAACCCGTGAGCAACGTCGGAGAGCTGGACCGGATCCGCCGGTTCATCCGTGCCAACCCGCAGTTGCACGACCAGAACGTGTACGCCTGCGGCACCGTCGGCTGCATCGCGGGCTGGGCGAAGGCGCTGGAGGTCGGCCTGGGCGCCGGGGACGACATCGCCCTCGAGCTGCACCGGATCCGGATGTTCTCCCACGTCCGGGGCTTCGACTTCCAGGAATGGGTGTACGCCGAAGGGCAGCGGATCCTCGGACTGTCCGACGTCGACGCCCGCGCCGTGTTCATTCTCTCCGGGTACGAGAACGCGGCGTTGGAACTGGTCGACGCGATCATCGACCGGGACAAGGGCGAGCTGACCGTCGCGGGCCGCGCGGTGTTGACCGACTGGGACCTGCCGACCGAGCCGGCAGGTGACTCGTGACCGCCATCACCGGCCATGTCGTCACGTTCCTCGGCCCGCCGCCGCCCGTCACCGTCCTGTGTGGATCAACCCGCTACGTCACTAAGTTCAACCAGCAGGCCGAGGCACTGGCCCGCCAAGGGCACGTCATCCTGTCCATCGAGATCGCCACCGCCCAGTCCCGCGACGAGGACCCGCAGCACGCCGACCCGGCCGCGAAGGCCGCGCTTGACGACCTGCACCGCCGGAAGATCGACATCGCGGCCGGGCTCGGCGGCCGGGTGTTGGTCGTCTCGGACGAGTCGGGCTACTTCGGTGCATCGACCCGCGGTGAGATCGATTACGCCCGGGACCTGGGCGTGCCGGTTGACTTCCTGGTTCCCGCGTCCGAGGTGCTGGACCGGCGGCACGCGGCAGGGATGTTCCCGTGACCGGGCAGGCCGTGACGTCCCTGTCCGGGTACGGCCTCTACGCCGCCCTCGCCGCCCTATGGCTGACCGGCCGCCACGCACAGCGGCACGTCCAGTGGTCCCGCGCCCACGCTCGCGAGGTGCGGCTGTGGCTCGCGGAGACCGACGACGGGTGGGCGCTCGCACTCGCGGACGCGCAGGCCGACGCCGCCGCGTACGCCGCACTGCGGGCCGCGCGCATGGTCGAGCAGGAGCCGACGGTGCGCGCCCTGCGTCCGCTGGGTGTCGACGTGGAGGTGAACCGGTGAACCCCAAAGCCGCCCTACTGATCTTCCTCGCCGTCTGCGCCGCGATCGGGTTCCTCATCTGGATCGCCGCACGCCGCACCAGCGTCCAAGCCGTCAGGCGCCGCGACCTGCACCGCGCCTACGGCGTCATCGCCGCCATCGAGGAGGCCACCGACCGCTACACCGACATCGACCACGTCCTCGCCATGGACGTCCGCACCATCATCCGCGAACACCGGAAGGAACAACGGAACCTCCCATGAACCGCACCCTCACCGCGCTCACCGCCGCCGGCGCCGCAGCCGTCATCCTCGGCTCCGCCACGGGCTGCTCCACCGTCAACACCGCCCCCGACCAGGTCGCCCTGCACTACTCCGGCGGGTCGTTCTCCTCCCAGCAGTTCAAGGAGTGCGTCAACCCCGGCACCCGCAACGTCAACGGCCCCGGCGAGCACTACTTCTACTACCCGCAGGGGCAGCGGTCGTTCAAGTTCTCCGACGACCCCGGCTCCGACACCAAGCCCCTGACCGCGTCCACGAAGGACCAGCAGGAGCTGGTCGTGCGCGGCACGATCACGTTCACCCTCAACACCTCGTGCACCGCGTTCACCGACTCCTCCGGCCGTGAGTGGCCCGGGGGGATGCTGCAGAAGTTCCACGACACCATCGGCCGGAAGTACTCCGCGTACGCCACCGACGGCGGGGACGAGCCCGGCGAGGGCTGGGACCGGATGCTCGGCGTCTACATCAAGGACCTCGCCGACCGCAGCATCGACAACGAGGCGCTCAAGTACGGCTGGGAGCAGCTGTACAACAGCGCCGAGTCCAAGGCGACGTGGGAGAAGGACGTCGTCGCGGCGATCCCGGACCTGATCCGCCGGCAGGCCGGCGAGGACTTCTTCGCGATCAGCTCGATCGTGCTGCAGAAGCCGGACATCTCCACGGCGTTGAAGGAGCAGTTGGCGGCGAAACAGGCCGCGGTGCTGCGGGGCCAGGCGGCGACGGTGGATCAGAAGACGGCGGAGTCGTGGCCGGGCGGTATCGCCGCGTACCTGGCGTACCAGCAGCAGTTGGCGATCAACAAGGCGATCACGGACGGCAAGGTCCAGATCCTCCCGGTGCCGCAGGGCGTGGGGATCAACATCACCCCGAAGTAGCGGACGCAGGCCCGCCCTGGCTGCTGTCGGGGCGGGCCTGCCTTGCAGTGCGAGGAGGACTTGATGGCGACCACCGACATCCAATGGACCGCGGGCGACGACGGCAGCAAGGGCATGACCTGGAACCCGACCACCGGCTGCGACAAGGTCTCGGCTGGCTGCGACAACTGCTACGCCCTCACCATGGCCAAGCGGTTGAAGGCCATGGGCCAGGCCCGGTACCAGACCGACGGCGACCCCCGCACGTCCGGTCCGGGCTTCGGGCTGACCATGCACCCCGACTCCCTCGACGCCCCGCTGCACTGGCGGAAGCCGCGGCGGGTGTTCGTCAACTCGATGAGCGACCTGTTCCACCCGAAGGTGACCGACGAGTTCATCGCTGACGTGTGGGCTGTGATGGCAGCGGGCGGGCGCCACACGTTCCAGGTGCTGACCAAGCGAGCCCCGCGGATGCAGGCGCTGTTGAACTCCGAGCGGTTCGGCGACCTGTTCGACGCGGCCGTCGGGCGACTGGACGGCGGGACGTATCCGTGGCCGCTGCCGTCCGTCCACTTGGGAGTGTCCGTTGAAGACCAGGAGCAGGCCGACGCCCGGATCTGGCGGCTCCAGCGGATCGAGCCCACCCCGTGACCGGCTGGATCGAGCAGCCCATGGCGGCCTTCGACCTCGAGACGACCGGCGTGGACGTCGAGTCCGACCGGATCGTCACCGCCTGCGTCGCCCGACTCGGCGGCATCAGCACCGACATCTTGCACGCACTCGCGGACCCCGGCGTCGACATCCCCCAGCCGGCGACCGACATCCACGGCATCACCACCGAGAAGGCCAAGCTGTTCGGAGTGCCCGCCGTGCTCGTGGTCGCGGAGACCGTGGACCGGCTCGGCGACGCGTGGGCCGCGGGCTGCCCGGTCGTCGGGTTCAACGTGGCGTTCGACCTGACCATGCTGGACCGGGAGTCCCGGCGGTGGTGCAACGAGCCGTTCGCGATCGACGGGCCGGTGCTGGATCCGCTGGTCATCGACCGGCACCTCGACCGGTACAGGTCCGGGCCGCGCACTCTGGCCGCGGTGGCGGCGCACTACGGGGTGCAGGCCGAGGGGGCTCACGATGCGGTCGGGGACGCGACCACGGCGTGGCGGGTGATGCTGGCGATCGGCCGGCGGTACCCCGAGCTGGCGGCGATGACCCTGACGGAGCTGACGATGGCTCAGGGGATCTGGCATGCCGGCTGGGCATCCAGCTTCCGGGACTACCTGATCCAGCGGGGGCGTACGGAGGATCTGCCGGACGGGGCGTGGCCCCTCCGCCCCTGGACCGGCAGGGCCGCGTAGGTCGATCACGGGGACGGGCGTCGTTACCGCCGGGCGCGGGCACGGCGCCCGTTCCGCTGTCCCCGCCTAGCTACGGGTCACGGCCGCCGGCAGCGGGTCGGGCGTCCAGGTCTTCGCCCGCTTCCGCCGGTTGCATCTCGCACAGGCCCACACCAAGTTCTCCGCGACGCTCAGACCACCCTGCGACAGAGGAACGACGTGGTCCACCTCGAACGGGCCAACCTCCGTGCCGCAGTATCGGCACCGGTCGCCATCCCGTCTCGCCACAGCAGCCCGCATGGCCGGCGTGACGCTGCCCGCGTAGGCGTCGCTCATGCAGACGGATTCGAAGAGGTTGTCCGGAACGGTCAGGTGATAGCTGGTCGGCTGCTGGCGCGGCCTCATCGCGCGGTCAAGATGAAGCAGGCCAAGCTCGACCGGCTCGGTACGCCACCGCCGGACCGTGGCGAGCGGCCGGCTCGTGATCGCGCAGAGATGGTCGTCGCTGACGATGACGTCGGCCCCGGTCTCGTCGCCGTAGGTGGCGATGAGGAACAACAGGCCCTTCGCCTCGAACGACAGATGCCTGCTGTCCGGCCGGCACGTCGCCCAGGGCTGGGGGTGGATGTTCCGAACGACCTGCTCCCAGGCGAGCCTGTGGATCGGGATGAGCGCGTCCACGACGTTCCTTCCTCGGCCCGGCTCCACTGCGTTGCGGCGTCGCCGCAGCGTGGGCTACCGTGACCATGCTGGTTTGAGGAACCCGGTTGCTGCGCGATCAGGACAGATGGTCGCAGCGGTCGGGTTCCTTCCTTTTGTGGGATCTTAACAGGCCGGGCTCAAACAACGAACCCCGCTTGTCAAGCGGGGCTTGTACGCCATAGAGTGTGGGCATGGTGACCGACGAAGCCCTGACGCGGCGAGCTCGGGCTGCGTATTTGCAGGCGGGTGGCACAGTCGACCCGAAGGCCGCTTTCGTCCGCGAGCACGACGGCCGCCGCTACGTAGTCCTCGCCGCACGCGACACCGTGCTGGCCGTCTACCGGATCAGGCCGTGGGACAACGTGCTGTCCCGGATGCGCCGCCCGCCGCCGGAACTCCGCGTAGTGACCGCCGACCCCGACGCGAACTAGGACCCCACATGACCACCCTCGACACCTGCCAGCCCGGCGACGACATGCCCCCCGACGACGACGGCCCCGGCCTGTGCGTGGACCGGGCGCCCGTCGACTTCACCCTCGTCTGCACCCGCGCCCCCCACGCCCTCGGGCAGCACGTCGCATGCGGCCCCCTCGGGCTCGGCTCCCGACGTCGGGTCCTCGCCGTTTGGGACGACGGCTACCCCGTGCGCATCTGGAACGGCTCATGGAGGTGACGGTCACACCGGCCGTCGAGGTCGGCCGCTGGTACACCGACCTGCCCGCCGACGCCTACCACGCCGACCCCATCCCGGGCGGATCCCTCTCCTCCACCGGAGCCCGCCTCCTGCTCCCACCCTCCTGCCCCGCCAAGTTCCGATGGTGGGCCGACAACCCACAGCCCCCGAAGCGGATCTTCGACTTCGGTCACGCCGCCCACGGCGAAGTCCTCGGAGTGGGCGACCCGGTCCGGATCCTCGACTTCCCGGACTACAAGACGAAGGCCGCGCAGCAGGCGAAGAAAGACGCGTACGCCGACGGTGAGATCCCCCTCCTCCCGTGGGAGTGGGAGAAGGTCCAGGCCATGGCAGCGGTGATCCGCGCGCATCCGGTCGCGGGTGTCCTGTTCGACCCCGCGACCGGTACACCCGAGGTGTCGCTGTTCTGGCGCAACGACATGTTCGGGGTGAACTGCCGCGCCCGGCTGGACTGGCTGATCAACGAGCCCATCCCGATCCAGGGGAAGCCGCGGATCGTCATCCCGGACTACAAGACGTGCAATCAGGCCGACCCGGAGTCGCTGGCCAAGTCGATGCACCAGTACGGCTACCACCAGCAGAACGACTGGTACAAGACCGGCCTGCTGGCGGCCGGGCTGGCGGACGAGGCGGCGCCGCCGCTTCCGCTGCTGGTGGCGCAGGAGAAAGAGGCGCCGTACCTGGTGACGATCGTGCAGCCGGACGCCCCGGCGATGCGGGTCGCGGCCACGAGGAACCGGAAGGCGCTGGACGAGTACGCCAACTGCTCCGCCTCGGGCATCTGGCCGGGCTACGCGGACGACGTCGTGCAGCTGCCGTTGCCCGGGTACGCGGAGTTCCAGCACGACCAGGCCGTGCAGGCCGGCGACTTCGACATCGACTGGCAGCTACCCATACCGAAGGTGAGTGCGTGATGACCCGTATCCGCGAGGACCGGTCCGAGATATGGACCACCGACCCCGACGGGAAGCGGGCGCACGACCCGCACACGATGAGCTGGGGGCCTCAGACCGCATGCCCGGTGAGCGTGGCCGTGGTGACTACGGACCCGGCCGTCCCCTTCCCGCACGTCGAGGTGACGCACCGCAGCGTCCACGGCGACAGCACGGAGGACACAGTGTCTCTGAACCCGGGCGCGGCTCGGTGGCTGGGGAACCGGCTGATCGAGGCCGCCCTGATGGCAGAGCAGGCGATCCTTGCCGAAGGGGGAGTAGGCGCGTGACGCGCGACCCGATCACCGACATACAACGCGGCCCAGGGGTCATCCACTGCCAGCCCTGCGACGACGAACCCCGGTCCCGGTGGCGCGCCGCAGTCGTCTACCTCACCTTCCCGCCCACGCCCGCCCACCCCGACGGCGCCTACGAGCCCGCCCACGTCTGCGACCTGTGCCTGTGGGACGCCATCAATGGAGGCATCCGCGACGGCTACCCCATGACCATCACCCCGCTGGAGGCAACGCCGTGACCGACACCCTCCCCGCCCCCGCACCCGGCGGCGCCCTACCCCGGCTCGGGCAGGCAACCGCCGTCGAGCAGTCCCGCGCCGTCGCCGAAGTCCAGGCCGCGATCTTCGCCGCCTACCAGCTCCCCCGCAACGAGCAGACCGCGCGGGCGAAGATGCTCGACTCCTGCAAGGTGAAGGCCCTCGCCGACCGGGCGTTCTACCGCGTCCCCCGCGGCGGCCAGCACGCCACTGGCGCGTCGGTTCACCTCGCCCGGGAGCTGGCCCGGTGCTGGAGGAACACGCACTACGGCGTGAACGAGATGGTCCGCGACGACGGCTACGGCCAGTCGGAGCTGCAGGCGTGGGCGTGGGACCTGGAGTCGAACATCCGCGTGTCCGCGACGTTCATCGTCCCCCACAAGCGGGACCGGAAGAAGGGCGAGGACCCGCAGAAGCTGTCGCAGATGGCCGACATCTACGAGAACAACGCCAACAACGGTGCCCGCCGGGTCCGGGAGTGCATCTTCGCGGTGCTGCCCCCGTGGTTCGTCGAGGAGGCGAAGGAGGCCGCGACGAAGACGCTGAACGACGGCGGCGGTGTGCCGTTGCCGGTGCGGATCGCGGAGACCATCGACTGGTGGCGCGGGAAGTGGGACATCACGGAAGACCAGCTGGTGGCGAAGCTGGGGGGCCGGTCGACGAGCCGTTGGCTGGATCACGACTTGGGGCAGTTGCGGGTGATCAGCGGGTCGTTGAGTCGGGGTGAGGTGATGGTGGATGAGGAGTTCCCGCCGCCGGTGATCGTGGCTGCGGACCTGACGGCGGGCCGTCGGCCGGCCAGTCCGCTGCCGGCGGCGCGCGCGTCGGAGCCGGGTGAGCCGGAGCCGGACGACGCGACTGACGATGGTGCGGAGGACTACCCGCACGGCGTGACACCGGAGGCTCTGCGGGAGCGGCTGGTCGCGCAGTTCAGCAAGCTCGGTCAGGGCGTCGGTGCCGCGCAGAACGCGGTCGTGGCGCGGATCGTGGGCCGCAAGGGCGCGACGGTGGGCGGGCTGTCCGAGGCGGAGGCGCACGCGCTGATCGACGCGCTGGACCTGTACGTGGAGATGCCCGACGGCCGCGAGCAGATCGCAGCCATGACCCGGAAGGACGACGCGTGACCACCCTGTCCAACACCCCCGGTGCAGACATCGCAGCCACGATCCTCAGCAAGAAGAGCGAGCCGGTCCAGGTCGAGATCGTGGACCGCACCGACTTCAGTTCGGTCGCCGGCCAGTTCGGCGCCAGCTTCCTCACGACGTGGACGGTGATGCTCGCCCTCGGTGCCCTGCATACCGACTACCTGGCAGTCCCGGCCGTCGGGTATTGGGACACATGGCTGGCCTTCTTCGTCCTTGGCGCTGTCGGATGGGCCGTGCGTGGATCGCGGCGGAGCTGGACCAAGCCGAAGCGCAGTCGGCGGTGACCTCGCAGGTGGTGAAGGTGACGGCCGACTCGGGCCGGTTCACGGTCGGGGACCTCCGCGGGTTCCTGACGTTGGTCGACGCGGCCGGCCTGCCCGACACGGCGCAGGTCAAGGCCCGGGTGTCGATGGGCGGCTGGCTGAAGACGGTCGAAGCAGGCGAACCGCGGTGACCCCCGTGACGCCGGACACCCGGCACCTCACCGCATCCGCCGCCGTCTTCGACCCCCACGCCCGGCTCTACCTCGTCGTCCACCACCTCCTCACCGGCCGCTGGCAGTTCCCCGGCGGCCACCTCGACCCGAACGAGACCGGCGACGAATGCGCCGTCCGGGAAGTCCTGGAAGAGACCGCGGTGCCGTGCGTCCTCATCCGCGAACCGTCCCCGTCCGCGCCGAACGGGGTGGACCATCCGAAGCCGCACGCGGTCGTGGAGTTCGTCGCCCCCGCCAACCCCGGCAAAGGCCAGAGCGGCGAGCCGGAGCACCGGCACATCGACCTGCTCTACCTGGCCGTCGCAGACTCGACCGCCACCACGACCGGGCAGCCGGATGAGGTCGCGGGGGTGCGGTGGTTGCCCGTCGACCAGGTTGCTACGGCTGATGTGCGGGCGGATGTGCCGCCGATGGTGCGGTCTGCCTGGTCGATCGTTGCCGGCATCTTCGACGCGTCGGCACGGGCATGACTGGCCTGCAGATCCGTCTCATGCTCGCCGCAGCCGCTGTCCTCGCCGCCTGCACCACCACCCCACCCCCCACGATCGCAGGCCCGGCCACCGCCCAGCTCGACCAGCTCACCGTCGCCGTTGAGGACACCGGCGCCCACTACGACCGCAAGGCGTGGGGCGACTGGACCTCCCACGGGAAGTGCACGACCCGCGAGCAGGTGTTGGCCGCGCAGGGCGAGGGGGAGATGGTCGACTCGAAGTGCCGTCCGTCGTGCCCCGCGGCGGCGGCACCGTGCTGGACGTCGTCCTACGACGGGGTCCGGACCGCCGACCCGGCCGCACTGCAGATCGACCACCTCGTCCCGCTCGCCGAAGCGCAACGGTCCGGCGCCCGGAGCTGGACGGCGGCGGAGCGGCGGGGCTACTACAACGACCCGGCGAACCTCGTCGCCGTCACTGTCCACGCGAACACGTCGAAGGGGGACCGTGACCCGGGGACGTGGCGCCCGACGGACCGCGGGTCGTGGTGCGCGTACGCGGCTGGCTGGGTGGCGGTCAAGGCCGAGTACGGGCTGACGGTGGACCCGGCGGAGAAAGCGGCGGTGCGGGGCATGCTGAACGGCTGCTAACACAGTCCGACTCTGTTAGAGTTGGGACATGCCACCACCCCCCCGAGGCCGCGGCCAGGGAACCGGCGCAGGCCGCCCCGACCGCGGCCTCACCTACCACCTCCACCTCTGGATCCCCCCCGCATGGCGCGACCAGGTGAAGGGACTCACCCCCATCGAGGCCGACGCGTGGCGGCGTGTCATCGCCGCCGGTCTCACCGCACTCGGCAAGGACCCCACATGACCTACGCCCACAGGCGGGTCACCGTCACGGAGGTGGCCGGGTGACTCCCGACCGGTACGACCGTTACGCCGACACGTTCGACAACCCCGTCACCGCCGAATCCATCGAACTCGGCAACCGGGTCCTGCACTGGACGGCGCTGGAGAACTGGTCACCGTCCACCGCGCACGGCGTCATCACGCAGCACGCCCGCCAAGCACACCGGAGGGCGGCATGACCGAGCTCTACTACTCCGACGACAGGGTGCAGCTCCACCTCGGCGACTGTCGCGAGGTGCTACCCACCCTCGGTCTGACCGTCGACTGCGTGATCGCCGACCCGCCGTACGGCGAGACGTCGCTGCCGTGGGACAGCTGGCCCGACGGCTGGCCCGCCGTGGCCGCCACGGTCACGCGGTCGATGTGGTGCTTCGGATCGATGCGGATGTTCCTCGACCAGCGCGACCAATTCGCCGGGTGGAAGCTCGCGCAGGACGTCGTCTGGCGTAAGCCCAACGGCTCGTCCTTCGCCGCTGACCGGTTCAAGCGGGTGCACGAGACCGCCGCGCAGTGGTACCACGGGCGGTGGGCTGATCTATACCGCAGCCCGCAGCGTGAAGCCGGAGGAGACGGCCACCGGAACGTCCCCATGCACAAGGGCGACAAGACGCGCCACACCGGCAAGATCGGCGACACGTCTTACACCGACGATGGCACCCGCCTAATACAGTCGGTGATCGCGGTGCGGAACCTGCATCACCGGTCGCTACACCCCACCGAGAAGCCGGTCGGCATCCTCGACCCGCTGATTTCGTACGCCTGCCGACCCGGCGGCGTCGTGCTCGACCCGTTCGCCGGCTCCGGGTCAACGCTGGTCGCCGCCCGTAACTCCGGTCGCCGTGCTGTCGGCATCGAGGCGGACGAGCGGTACTGCGAGGTCATCGCCCGCCGTCTGGCGCAGGACTGCCTTCCGGTGGTGACCGGGTGACCATGCTGAACCAACCTGCAACGCCACGGATGGACGTCGCCCAACGCATCGCCGGGAAAACGCACCTGTTCAGCGAACTGGCCTGACTGTCCGGTGGCCCGGCGGGACCCCTCCACGCCGGGCCACCCCACACCCCAACATCGCACCCGTGAGCCTACCGGAGGACCCCCGGATGACCCCCGACCCGCACTGCCCATCCGAACGCAGGCACGGCACCACCAACGCGTACCTCACCGACCGGTGCCGCTGCCCCAACGCCACCGCCGACCACTCCCGGACCAAGAAGCTGTCCCGGCTCCGCGCGCTGCGGAACGGCCCCGACACCGTCCACGGCGCAGGCACCGCCCGGCGGCTCCGCGCTCTGCTCGCCGCGGGCTGGCCCAAGGCTGACATGGCCGGCCGGCTCGGTGTCTCGACGGTGAGAGTCGACGGGCTGCTGCGGTCGGTGAGCGTCCGCCGCTACACCGCGGTCCGAGTGGCCGCCTTGTATGCCGACCTGGCCGACCGGCCCGGGCCGTCGCGGATCACCGAGGGGAAGGCTCGCGCGCTGGGGTACGTGCCGCCGGCCGGGTGGGACGACGACACGATCGACGACCCGCAGGCCATGCCGTGGGCCGAGCTGGACGACAAAGGACAGGTGCGGCACTCAGTCGACGGGCACATCGTCCGGCGGTGCCTGCGGGACGCGTGCCCGGGTTTCGCGGTCGGGGTGCGGCTGCACTGTTCGGAGCGGTGTCGGCAGAAGACGTTGCGGGGGCCGGAGCGGTTGGCGCGGCGGCGTGAGTCGTGGCGTCTGTCGGAGGCGCGGAAGCGGGCGCGGGGGGTGGCGGCGTGAAGGGGCTGGTGGTCCGGAATCCGTGGGCGTGGTGCATCGGGCAGGCGTCGGTCGACCCGTGCGCGAAGATGGTCGAGAACCGCAGTTGGTCGACCGCGGTCCGTGGCGATATCGCGATCATCACCGGCCGGGCGCTCGACCGGGCTGCCTTCGACCATCCGATGGTCCGCCTCACGGTCGACTTCTGGGCTTGCGGGATGCCCGTCTCGGGCGTGCCGCCGTGGGAGCAGCGCCCGGGCGCTGTGACGTCCGTTGCGGACCTGTACGACATCTGTGGCTACGGGCCTGAGTTCCCGGAGATCGACTGCGGCTGCGGTGACCCGTGGGCCGGCGGTGGCCTGTTCCATCTGCAGTTCCGGAACGTGCGGGTCTTGCCCGAGCCGGTCCCCGTGCGTGGCTGGCAGGGGCTGCGGGACCTGCCGGGCGACGTTGAGGCAGCGGTCATTGCCGGGCTGCCTGGTGTGCGGGGGGAGTGTGCAGGGTGCTGACGGACGGACCGCGCGCCGCGAACCCAAGGACACCCCCGTGACCAGCCCGGACCTGCGGGTGGTCGCCTGCAACCTCACCGAACCGACCGCGACCGCGACGGCGGGAACGCTGGCCTATGTCCGGTGGGCCAACAACGGCCACGACAACGACCGGCTCCCGCTCCTGATCCGATCCCGCGGCGGCCGGTGGATCCGGAAATGGGAGGACATGCGCCGCCTCGGCAACTTCCGCCTCAAGACGATCCCGCCCGACAACCCGATATACGCGCGGCTCCGCGAGGAGGCGGTCAGCGAGCCCGAGCAGGCGGACGAGCTGCTGGCCCTGTTGCTGGCGAGCGCGTCCCGCACGGCAGAGAGGACACCCCAGTGACTGGGCAGATCGACGCGACGACCAATCGTCTCCCCGCAGTCTTCCGTGAGGCCCGGCGGATCATCGTCGAGCGAGGTTGGCGGCAAGGCGCCACGGTGAGCGACAACGACGACCGGGCCTGCGTTCGCAGCGCCATCGCCACCGCAGTCCACACCCTGTACCCGGACCTGCCCCCGGCATCCAGGCCGGACTACTCCGGCCCGGTCCAGGCATGGCTGGCCGAGGCGATCCACGTCCGCAGCCTGAGTGCGTGGAACGACCAGCGGAGCCGCACTGTCGGCGAGGTGCTGGCCGTACTCGACTGGGCCGCCGGCCTCGCTGAGAACATGCTGGAAGGTGACCCGCAGTGACCGGGCAGACCCTGCCCATCGGCCCCGTCGAACCCACCGGGCCGTCAGCCGAACTCGCCCGGCTCATGACCGAATCCGGCGCCACCCGGTACGCCGGGATCCTCCTGTGCCCGATCGGGGAAGACGGCGAGTGGCTGGCCGCCCCCGGGCACGTCCCGGACGACGTGCTCGCCGAGGCGGTCGCCGAGTACGCGGAAGGCGAGGACTGGTGGCCGGGCGAGGACCGCGGCGCCGACGGCAGGCCAGACCTGAACGACCTGCCGGGCCGCACCCTGCACGTCATGGCGAACATCCGGGGCGCTGGCCATGACTGGTGCATCGACTGGTGGGCCGGCGGCACGGTCCCGGTCACCGTCGTGGACTGGGAGTGAGCGGCGTGACCGGTCAGCGGTTCACCATCGCGCGGCCCATTCCCGGACCGGTCCCGACCGGGGAAGACTTCGACGCGCACGTCCAGGCCGCACAGATGCAATGGCACGAAGACCTCGCCGCGACCGGCTGGCGGCCAGTGGGGGATCCCACCTTCACGGTCGAACCCGCCTACAGCTTCGACAACAACATGTCGATGACGTGGATCCGGGTCACCGGACTGACCGACCGCCCCCTGGACCCGCAGTGAAGGGCCAGGGCGGCTCGTTCTACTCCTTCCCCCTGGAGGGCACCGACCTCCATCGCCCGCCCGAGCTTCCACCCGACAGCCGAGTCCCCGACGGATACGACCGGCTGGCAGCGCTCGGCGCCGACGTCCACGACTGGTACGACATCGGCCTGCAGCAGTTCCTCTTCGACCGCGGGCACGACGTCTACGCCGTGGCGTGGGACTACCCCGACTGGCTCTCGGTGGGCGACCGCGAGTGGTGGGCGATGACCGTCATGCGGAACATCGCGCTGGCCTACCAGGATCATCCGGGCTGGCGGGAACGGTGGCGGCCGTGACCGCCGGCCGGTGCATGTTCTGCAGCCGCGCCGTCATCTGGGTCGAAACCGCCGCCCGGAAGAACATCCCCCTCAACCCCCACACCGACCCGGCCGGCGTCTACGTCCCGTTCCGCGGCCGGGCCTGGTACCCCCACGAACTGCGGGCGAAGGGTGAGCCGTGGGCCGGCATGGCCGACGCCGGTACCCACACGATCCACATCCGCACCTGCCCGCTCTGGCCCCGGCCCGACCCGGACAAGCACCGCGGCGGGGCGCAGGGCCATCTGGCGTGCATGTGCTGCGGGACGGTGGAGGCCAGCGTGCGGCACTGCGACGACCAGGTAGACCGGTGCCGCGACTGCCGGAAGCCCGTGGCGGAGCCGGTCGCCTCAAATCCGGTGCCGAAACCGGAACCGGTCGCCTCCACTCGCAGGCCGAAGCCCCGGACGATGCGTGAGGTCGGCGCCGATCAGGCCGCCGTACGAGCGCTCGCCCGGCTCGAAGCCGACTACAGGGCCGGACGAGTAGTCGCCTACCCGGGCCGGATCACGACCGCGCTCAACATCAACGGCCTCGAAGGTCCGAGCGTGGACAGGGCCTGCCTCGCCGAAGAACCGGCCGTCGACCAGTGGGAAGCCGGTGAGGCGGCCCCGTCGTGGGAGCAGCTCGTCGCCCTGTCCGAGCTGACCGGATGCGTCCCGGCGTTCTTCACGCGGGAAATGCTGGACCTCGGAGGGCCGGTGTTCGTGTGTGGCGAGCACACCGCCGAAGTGATCCAGACCCGGCCGCGGGTCGAGCCGTGGCGACCGCCCGCCACCGTCACCCCGATGAGAGGGCGGTGACGTCGTGACCGTCCATGTCGTGATGCCGGCCCGGCCGGCCCACTACGCGGGCACTCTCGTCCGCGTCTGCACCAACTCGGACTGCTCCTGGACCAAGTCCCGGCCCCGGGCCGAGCGTGACGAACTCGACCGGCTCGCGCAGGAACACATCGACAACCCCGACGGCGACCAGCCCGAAAGGACCCAGACGTGACCGCCCCATCCGAACTCCCCGACTGGCCGGCAGGCTGGACTCTCCGCGTCGAACGCGACCGCATCGAGGTCACCAGCAACCTGCAACGCCCCGACCCGGACTGGCAGCACACCGACCGGGCCGGGCACCAGCACCGCCGCGAAGACGGCGCCTACCCCACGCTCCAGGCCGTCGACGGACCCACCTACTGGTGCCCCGACTGCCGGGACGAACACGAAGACCGGCACTACGAGTGCCGCATCTGCGGCGAGGCGATCATCCCCGGCCTGGTCGGGCCGTCACCGTTCCGGGAGTTCATCCCCGGCATGACGTCGTACTGGCTGAACGACGAGCCGATCACCGAGGACCGCTACCTCGAACTCGTCGCCACCTACCGGATGGACAAGCCGTGAGCCAAGCCCTCTGGTCGTTCAGCGGCGCATTCCTCGGCGGGTTCACCGCCGGGCTCGGCATGGAAGCCGTCCGAAACCTCGCCGCCCGCCGGCGTCGGCGGCTGGCCGAGGCCGGCATCCGCGCCCGGTTCGCCGAGATGCCCACCATGGGACCGGCCATCTGGACCACAGGTAGTAACCAGCCGTGACCGAACCGCCCACTCCGCCGTCCGGCTGGCCGACAGCGTTCCGACTACGCCGGCGGACCCTCGACGAGGCCAACGCCTACCTCACCGACCAGCTCCTCCGCGCCGGAGCCGAGAAGGCCGCCATGGCCCGAGTCATCGACCACCTCACCCACCCGTTCGAGCCGAACAGCGCGCCTCGCCCGTACTGCACTCACGAGGACTGCTACGAAGGCGCCGACGACCCGGTCCACACCACCATGGACGTCATCCGCCGCGAACTCCGGGAACGGCAGTGAGCAGCGCGTACCGGATCCTGTGCCTCACCCACGACCCCGCCACCGACATCGCCGGACCCGACGTCGACGACGGCTGGACCCAGCCCGAACCCGCCCTCGCAGCCATCGCAGACCGCACCCACGCACTCACCGCACCACACGCCGGCTGCGACCTCCTCCTCGGCCGCTACTCCTACCCGCTGGTCGAAGTCGCCTGCCCCCGCTCCGTCCTGGGCTTCACCGCACAGGGTCCGAGCTGCTTCCACTCCGGCCCGAAGTGGGTCGACGTCGCCTGGCTCCGGCTCCTCTGGCACGCCGCACAGTGGCCCTACGTCAGCATCAGCTTCACCGCGGCCACCGAAGAAGCCGGGCGCCTGTGCTGGACACCCGCCCGGGTCCACCGGCTCCGGTACGAAATCGGCGCCATTGAGATCCCCGAGCAGGCCGCGTCGTGCTGCCCCGCCTGCGACATAGCAGCCGCCGAAGCGGTTCCCCGCGACGCCGTAACCGGCCTGCCATGGGAACGATGATTCGATGACCGCCACCTACTGGGTCCCCGTCACCGCCGAACTCTGGGCCGAAACCGGCCAATGGCCCCAACTCGACGGCGCCCGCTTCACCGGACAAACCATGCGATACAAGTCACCCGTCATCCTCGCGCAACTCGTGGACGACCAGGCCGACCCCGCACTCAACGAGATGGTCGTCGGCATCGACTGCGCCCGAACCGACGGCCTACCCGTCATCGTCGGCCGCACCATCATCGACGAAAGGACCCTGCCGTGGGCACCACCTGGGCCGTAGTCGCCGGCATCTGGGCAGCCGCCGCCCTCGCCGTCGTCTACGCCATCCACGCACGCCGCGCCTCCCGACGGGCCGGACGCGACCTCCTCGCCCGGCTCGTCCCCGACCTCGACGTCGACGCACTCAACCCCGACGACGAAGCCCTCGACCGCATCTTCAACGTCATCGCCGAACAGGCACACCTTCCGCCACGGTCACCACTCGGCCGACACGACAAACCCTGACCGCACACAACCCGTACCATCCGACACATGGCGCACCTCACCGTCCGCGTCGACCCAGACATGATCGACTGGATCAACGCCGAAGCCGCACGCGAACACCGCACCCGATCCCAAATGGCCGGCGTCCTCGTCATCGAAGCCCGCCAGGCACGCGAAGCCGCCCGCGCCAACGGCCAGACCGCCGGCCACCCCACCATCCCCGGGCAGACCGCACTCGACGTGGACCGGCCATGACCAGCCTCGACGAACGCCGCATCATCCGCGGCGCCGTCGCAGTCGCCGCCGTCGCACTCACCATCGGACTCGGCACCACCGCAGTCCTCTGCTGGGCCATCATCCGCATCGTCCTGAGGTTCACATGACCGAACCCGACACCTGCCCCGCCTGCGGCACCAACCCCGACCACGAACGCCGCCAAGAACGCGCCCGCATCGCCAACGAGTTGCGCCGCGACAAGCCACAAATCGTGCAAGCCGCCGCACGCACCGAAGACGCCATCGACCTACTCGTCTTCGGCCTCATCACCTCACTCACCCAACCCACACCAGAACCAGCCAGCGACACACCGTGACCAACCCCCCGCCCCCACGCCAGACCGGTCCCCCGCCGGCAGCCCGGGACGGCGACGGCAAATTCACCCGCTCGATCGAGACCGCCGAACTCGACGCCCGCGCCGCGCGGCACCGCGTCGACGGCCTGTCCTACCGGGAGATCGCCCGCGCCCTGGGCTACGCCGACCACTCCTCCGCCCGCGACGCCGTGCAGCGTGCCCTCGCCGCGGCACCCGCAGAGGCCGGCGCGGAGGCCCGGCAGGTCGAGCTGGACCGGCTCGACAAGCTGGTCGCGAAGGCCACGCAGATCATGAACCGGCCCCACCTGGCCTACAACAACAAGGGTGTCGTCGAGTGGGACGGTGAGGCGTTGGAAGACGACGCCCCCGCACTCGCGGCGGCCCGGCTGCTGCAGGGACTGTCGGAGTCCCGCCGTAAGCTCCTCGGCCTCGACGCGGAGACGAAGGTCAGCCTGTCGGGTGGAGTGCGGTACGAGATCGTCGGCGTGGACCCGGACGAGATCGTCGGCGGAGATGCCGGCATCGACTAGAATTGTCACGAGAAGGCCCCGGCGTCGGCTGTCACCGACCCGAGGCGTGGAGTTCACCTGTCGAAGAGGTGCCCTCGTGGCGAAGCGTACAACCGCCTGCTCCGTGTCGGGCTGCGCCCGGCCCAACCTGGCACGAAGCTACTGCTCCCTGCACTGGCAGAGATGGCGGAAGAACGGCGCGCCCGGACCCGCCGAACCGGTCAGGCGCCAACACGCAGTGTGCGCCGTCGAGGAGTGCGACCGAGCGCACTACGCACATGGATTCTGCGGCGCGCATTGGCGTAGATGGTCCAGGAGCGGTGATCCCGGTCCCGTCGAGATCCGGACTACCAAAACGGACTGCTGCATCCCTGACTGCGATGACCCTCACTCGGCCCGCGGATACTGCGCCAGCCACTACGCCCGATGGAACCGCACGGGCGACGCGGGAGCAGCATTCTCATACCGTCGCCGTAATCCCTGCGAGCGGGACGACCAGGGTCGGAAGCAGTGCCGAGTGTGCGACAAATGGCTGCCCGAGACGACCTTCAGCCGGAACAGCGCATCGACGGACGGCCGCTCACCGCGTTGCACCAACTGCCACTACGCGGCGTTCATCGCGCGCCGGTATGGGGTGGAGCCGGATTGGTACACAGAAACTCTGCGAAAGCAGGGTGGCGGTTGCGCGATCTGCGGCACGATCGCCTACAGCCGTCGCCTGCACGTCGACCATGATCACACGCATTGTGCTCCGGACAGAGGATGCCCGAGGTGTGTCCGAGGGCTGCTGTGCGGGCCGTGCAATACCGGGCTGGGCATGTTCGGTGAAGACGAAGCGCGGCTACTGGCAGCCTTGGACTATCTTGCGCTGGTGAAGGCCGGGCCGCCGGCATGACCGACATGACCGTGGTCCGGTTCGAACCGCGCGGCGCTGCGGCGGTGATGATGCGCAGCAAGGCGCCGATGATCCTCCTGTCCGGCGCGGCTGGCACCGGCAAGTCCGTGCCCTGCCTGATGAAGCTGCACCTCGCCTGCGCGACCGTGCCCAAGGTCCGGTGTTTGGTCGTCCGGAAGACCCTCACCTCGCTGACCGCGTCAACTCTCGTTTCGTTTCGGGAGAAGGTTGCGGCCGAAGCCATCGCGGCCGGGCTGGTGAAGTTCTATGGCGGCAGTCAGCAGGAGCCGGCCAGCTACCGGTACTCCAACGGCTCCGTCCTGGTGATGGGCGGGAGCGACAAGGCGACCGCTTTCCTCAGTACCGAGTACGACCTGTGTTTCGCGGACGAAGCCGTAGAGCTGTCGTTGGAGGACATCGAGACGATCAACACTCGGCTCCGAAATGGGCGCCTGCCGTACCAGCAGCTGATCATGGCATCGAACCCCGGCGCACCAACTCACCATCTGAAGACGATGGAACGTGACCACCGGCTAGTCATGCTCTATAGCCAGCACGAAGACAACCCGTTGCTGTATACGGATGGGGCGTGGACGCACCGCGGAACCATCTACCTGGAGAGGCTGGAGGCCCTTTCCGGCGCCCGGTACCAGCGGCTCCGCTGGGGACGGTGGGTCAGCTCTGAGGGGACCGTGTACGAAGACTGGTCGCCTGCCGTGCACATTCTGGACAGGTTCGAGCCGCCGCCGTCGTGGACCCGCTGGCACGTTATCGACTGGGGGTACACGAATCCGTTCGTCTGGCAGGAGTGGGCTGAGGATCCCGACGGCCGCCTGTTCCTCCTGCGTGAGGTGTATCGGACCCGGCGTCTCGTGGAGGATCACGCCCGGCATGTGCTGCGGCTGTGCGCGCCCGACGGGAAGTGGGCGGTGCCGAAGCCGCGGGCGATCATCGCGGATCACGATGCGGAGGACAGGGCGACGTGGGAACGCCACTTCGGCATGTCGACGGTGCCAGCAGTGAAGGCGGTAGCGGAAGGCATCCAGGCCGTGCAAGCGCGCTTGCGATCGGCGGGGGACGGGAAGCCCCGGCTGTTCGTGCTGCGGGACGCCCTGGTCGAGCGGGACCCGGAGCTGGCCGAGGTGAGCAGGCCGACGTGCACGGTCGAGGAGATCGACGGGTACGTGTGGGAGCCGGCGAAGGATGGCAAAGAGGAGAAAGAGCGACCGTTAAAGCTGAATGATCACGCAATGGACTGTATGCGGTATTTGTGCGCCGAGGTGGACCAGGGCGCCCGTCCGAGAGTGAGGATTCTGCAATGACCGAACCAACCCCACCCACCCCGCCGCCTGGTCCGCCCGTTACGGTCGTGCTGCCCGAGGGCGCGGCCGAGGGCCTCGTGATCCGGCCCGGGGACACTCTCGTGGTCCGTGTCGGCCCGTCGGTGCTGCAGTCGGAGGTCGATGCGATGGCCGCCCGGATCTCCGCCGGGCACCTCGGCGGCCGGGCGCTGGTGGTTGCGGCGGAGCAGATCGGCGCGGTGAGGGCATGAGGTACGCCCTGTCCGGCGGGGTGCTCGAGCCGGCGGACGATCCGGTCGGCGGTGCGCTGGCAGCCGCCGACCCGGATCCCGACGATCAGCCCTGGGCCGCCCGCCTGGCGCCGCGGATCAGCTCGGCGGACTCCTCCGGTGATGCGGCGAGCGCGTCGAGCCGGTCGAACAGCGCATCCCAGCCGAACGCTGCAGCATCCGACAGGACCGCCCCGCGGGGGCTCTCCGCGTAGGCCAGCACCCCGCCCGCGGTGTGGAGCACGCTGAACGGGGCCTGCCCGGGGATGACCGGTCCGGCGGTGAACGGCACCACCCGGACCGTGACGTAGGGCCGCTGGGGCCAGGTCAGCAGGGCGCCGAGCTGCCCGGTGTCGACCTGGGCGGCCCGGACCACGACGGCCTCGTCCAGGATCACGTCCAGCCGGGTGGCCCGGTCCGGGGACAGGATCCGCTGCCTGGCCAGCCGCAGCCGCACGCCCCGCTCGACCAGGTCCGGTTCGGCACCGGCGGCGGTCATGACCATCCGGGCGTACTCCGGAGTCTGCAGCAGCCCGGGGACCATGCTGGTCTCGTAGGTGCAGATCCGCTCGGCGGTGTCTTCGACGGCGATGGTGTCGAGGAACGGGCCGGGGAGCATGTCGGCGTACTCGTCCCACCACGGGGCGGCCGGGTTGAGGGTTGTCGTCATACCGACTGAGCCTGCCCTCGCCGTGCGGCTGGTTCAACGGTGTCACTCGTTCGGCCCCGCCGCGCCGCATCCGGGCAGGTGATGGCCACATGCTGTAACCGGGGCTTACTCTGCTCGTGTGACGGACCTGCGTGTGCCGGTGGAGGCAAACGGGCACCATCCGCCGTCACTGCTGGCCTACGCCACGGATGTGATCCAACCCCGGCGACGGACTGTGACGGCCCGCCGTGCGGCCGGACGGGTGATAGCCCGCGGCTGGGTCGCGGTCGCACCACACCTCCTTACCGTCGCCGCCGTGTGCTGCGGCACCGCCGCCGCCGCCACCTGGCGCCCCTGGGCCGGCCTCCTCGCCGCCGGGCTCGGGCTGTGGCTGGTTGAACTGCACATCCACCTCGACGACGACTCACCGCGCCGCTCGGCCGGCGGCGGCAGGTGAGGTCCCTTCTCGCCGCAGCCGCTAGCGCTGTCCGCCGACCCCGGAACGACTCCCCCGTCCCCTACGTGGGCCGCGGTTCGGACAACCGGCTGTCCGCAGTGTGGTCCACCCCGTCGGGGCAGGAAGCCCAGCTCCGGGCGATGGGCACCGTGGGGACGCTGTTCGCCATCGTCAACCGCACCTCCACCTCAACGGCCGCGGTCGAGTGGGGCCTGTGGCGCACGGCGGCGTCGGGGAAGAAGGAAGACCGCACCCCCGTCACCCGGCACGCCGCGCTGGACCTGCTGAACACCCCGAACCAGTTCTTCTCCCGCGAGGAGCTGTTCGAGACCAGCCAGCAGCACCTCGACCTGACCGGCGAGGGCTGGTGGGTAGTCGCCCGCGCAGGCGGTACGAAGGGCCTGCCGCTGGAGATCTGGCCGGTGCGTCCGGACCGGATGACGCCGGTGCCGGACCGGGAGAAGTTCATCCGCGGCTACGTCTACACCAGCCCGGACAGTGAGCACATCCCGCTCGAGCGCGACCAGGTGATCTTCACCAGGATGCCGAACCCGCTGGATCCGTACCGGGGGATGGGGCCGGTGCAGTCGATCCTGACCGACCTGGACACGGACACGGCGCAGAAGGAATGGAACCGGACGTTCTTCCGGAACAGCGCGGAGCCGGGCGGGATCATCGAGGTGGAGAAGCGTCTCCAGGACGACGAGTTCGCGGAGATGACCGCGCGCTGGCAGGAGCAGCACCGCGGCGTGGCCAACGCCCATCGGGTCGCGGTGATCGAGCAGGGCAAGTGGATCGACCGCAACATCAGCCAGCGGGACATGCAGTTCATCGAGGGCATGGGCGTCACCACCGACGCGATCCTGCGGGCGTTCGGCATGCCGAAGTTCGCCGTCGGCATGCTCGACGACGTCAACCGGGCCACGGCCGACGCGAGCGACAGGTGGTTCGACAAGCACTTCACCGTCCCGAGATGCGAACGCTTCCGGGGCGCGTTGAACCGGCGGCTCCTGCCCATGTACGGCCCGTCGGCGGCCGAGCTGGAGTTCGACTACGTGAACCCGGTCGCGGAGGACTGGGAGGCGGAGAACGCCGCGCGGGACTCCAAGGTCAATGCGGCCGTATCGCTGATCGCGGCGGGGTTCGACAAGGCCGAGGTGCTCGCGGCGTTCGACCTGCCCGACATCGCCGTCGGGTCCAGCGTCGGTGCCGACGGAGGCGGCGGCGAGGGGACCATGTCGCCGCGGGAACTGGCCGACATGGTCCAGTCGATCTACCTCGGCGTAGACAGGTGCATCACCTGGGACGAGGCCCGGGACATCCTGAACCGGGCCGGTGCTGGACTGGGCGCGGTTCCGCAGCCCGAGTCGCGGCAGCCGGTGATCCCGTCGGGCCGCCAGCCGTTAGCCCTGGCCGGTCGGCCGCGGAACGCGCAGCCCGACCTGGACCCGGCCGAACTGCCCGACGTGCAGCCGCTGCAGGACGACTGGGAAGCCGCCCTCGCCGTGCTACTTGCGGTGTGGGCGGACCTGGGCGACGACCAGAAGTCCGGCCTCGTGGACGCCATCCGGAGGATCGCCCGGTCCGGGTCACTGGCGGACCTGGCCGGGCTGACCGTGGACGTGGACGCAACCGCGGCCGAGCTGTCCGCGGCGATGGAGGACATCGCGGAGAAGGCCGCCGCCCGGCTCGTAGCAGAGGCCGCTGCGCAGGGTGTCGACCTCGGCCCGGTCGTGCCCGGCGGCATGCCGGACGTGGCCCGCGTGGTGGCCGACCAGCTCGGCACCGGCCTGCGGCTGTCGGCGACGTCCGCGGCGATGCGGGCGAACGGACCGGACGCCACCCCCGACGGCGTTGCCGACGCTGTGGCGGATGCGCTCGACGCGCTGACCGATGCGGAGCCGGCACGGCAGCTTGGCGCGGCGCTGACGGGGGCGCAGAACGCCGCGCGGGTCGAGACGCTGCGGGGATCGAAGACGGTCGGGGCCATATACGCCGTGGAGATCAACGACGCGAGCCGGTGTGCGCCATGTGCGGAGATCGACGGGAAGTGGCTGGGGAACACCGACGAGCTCGACCGGGCGCTGAAGTTCTACCCGGGCGGCGCGTACGGCGGCTACGTGGGCTGCCTCGGCCGGGAACGGTGTCGGGGCACGCTGGCAGGGGTGTGGCGATGACCAGGACGAGAGAGCCGTTCGCCGACCCCTACCGCGTCGGATGGCAGGCGTGGGGCGCGTCCCGACGCGGCCGGCTGTTCACCCGCCCATGGCAGTGCGAGGTGTCGTGGGGCGACGGCTGCGACTGCTCCGCCGAGCGGGCGTTCACCCAGGGCGGCGCTGAGCGACGCATGATGCGCGTCCACAACCGGCGGGCTGCGGGTGGCCGGTGCGCGAACCGGTCGCTTCGGCTTCGGCCCGTCCTCGGTCCGGGGCTCGGCCGTGGCGCCACCGAATATGAGGGGTCTTGATGACGGTGGATCTCGACCGTGTGCGGGCCATGCTCGACCGGCGGCCCAAGCAGGATCAGGCGAGGCCGACGAACCTGACCGCGACGGCCCGGACCTGGTTCCGGATCACGAACGCCGGGCCGGCGGCCGAGGTGTGGATCTACGACGAGATCGGCGCGTGGGGGGTGACGGCCGGGGACTTCGTCGCCGCGCTGACCGCGACCCAGGCGGCCGATGTGACTGTGCACATCAACTCGCCGGGGGGTGAGGTGTGGGACGGCCTGGCGATCTACCACGCGCTGCGGGCGCACCCGGCGACCGTCACGGTGTCGGTGGACGGGGCGGCCCTCAGCGCGGCGTCGTTCATCGCGATGGCCGGCGACCGGATCGTCACCGCCGCCCAGTCGCAGTGGATGATCCACGACGCTGGCGGTGTCTGCATGGGCACCTGCGACGACATGGGCGCCATGTCCGAAGTGTTGGACCAGCTGTCCCAGATGATCGCGGAGATCTACCACGACCGTGCCCGCGGCGGCGTTGCGAAGTGGCGCGGTCTGATGCGGGCGGAGACGTGGTTCCCGGCGCAGGACGCCGTCGACGCCGGCCTCGCGGACGAGGTCGGCGTCGCCGCCCGGCGGACCGAAGACGAGCCGGCCACTGCGGGGTGGCAGGCTCGGCCCCCGGCTGCTGCCGGGGCGGGGGGGCCGGCGGCAGGCGCGGCCACGGCCGTGCCTGCCCAACCGGCGCCCGAGCCCGAGGTAGGGTCGACGGGCACTGGGAAGCACCCGCCGGCCGCCGCGAGTCCCCCGAGCCCCGCGGCGGCCGGTCCCCACCCGGAGCCTGAGGTTCCCGGCCCGGGGTGGACGCTGGACCCGGCCGCGTTCGCAGACGCCGTGGTCCGCGGAGCTGCCCCCGCGCACGCAGCGTTCGACCCGGCCCGGCTCGTCGCGACCATCCGCGGCCTCGGGCAGGACGCCCCCGCCGCCGAGCCCGTTCCGGCTCGGGCGTTCCCGATGACCCCCGCCGCACCGGTACCGGCCGCTGTTCCGGCGCCGGATGGGCGGGGCTGGTCGCCGGGGCTGTTCGCCGCCGCGGTCGCTGCCGTCATGGGTGATGTCCCCGCCGCCGAGGCACCGCACCGCGCGCCGACGGTGTTGCCGCCGCTGCCCCGACCCGAACCGGAGCCAGCACCGGAGCCGCCGCCGGACCCGACCGGCCTGTCCGGTGCGCTCATCCGCGCCGCGATCGACCAGGCCCGCAACGACGTGCCCGCACCCCCCGACCCCGCACCACCCGGCCCGGCCCCGACGGCCGACGCCGACCGCACCATCGACCTGGCCGCCCTGCGGGCGTCCCTGAGGGAGGCACAGCTATGACCGTCACGCGCCCGCGCTACGGCTCCGGCCTGACCAACTGGCAGCGCCGGATGCTCCGCGACCGGGGCATCAACCCCGCCGACCTCGGCCGGATCCTGAACCGGGCCGGCGCACCCCCAGCCGGGCAGACCGGCACCGGCGAGGTCGACCGGGTCGTCATCCCGCAGACCCTGCCCGAGCTGGAGGACATGTTCTCCGACCGGTCGCGGGTCGACAACCTGTTCAAGTCCGGCCAGTTCTACGACGCCGTCGGCGCGACCGCCCGCGCGGTGATGGGGCAGGACCTGTCGATCATGGCGCAGGTCAAGGACGAGACCCAGCGGGTCCTGGCGGACTTCCTGCGTGAGCACGAGGACGAGATGGGGCCGATCAGCCGGCTCGACTTCACCCCCCGCGACGTACCCGCACCGTCCGGCCGGGGGCCGGGGGCGGCGTACAAGCTGTACAACCCGCGGGCGATGGGCGCCGCGCTGGACAAGGACTTCACCGGCCCCGGCGCCAGCGCGGACTACTTCAAGGCGATCTGGCACCTGACGAACAACACCGTCGACCGGCAGAACAAGCTGACCCGCATCCGCAACGCGTTCAGCAGCACGGTGCCCAGTGAGGGCGGGTTCCTCATCCCGGAGACGCTGCGGGCCGAGCTGCTGCGGGTGTCGCTGGAAGACGGCATCGTCCGGTCCCGCGCCCGCGTCATCCCGATGGAGACGCTGCGGGTCCCGTTCCCCGCGATCGACTCCACCTCCAACGTGTCCAACGTGTTCGGCGGCATCGTCGCCTACTGGACCGAGGAGGGCGCGGCGCTGACCGCGTCCCAGGCGTCGTTCTCCCGCGTCGTGCTGGATGCGAAGAAGCTCACCTGCTACACCACGGTCCCGAACGAGCTGCTGTCCGACTCGCTGATCTCCTTCCAGGCGTTCATCGACGAGATTTTCCCGCTCGCGCTCGCGTTCTACGAGGACATCGCGTTCCTCAAGGGGAGCGGCGTCGGGCAGCCGATGGGCGCCCTGTCGACGGGGAACACGGCGATCATCTCGGTGGCGAAGGAGACCGGGCAGGTCGCGGCGACGATCGTGTGGGAGAACATCGTCAAGATGTACGCCCGCATGTTGCCGCAGTCGCTGGGGACCGCGGTGTGGATCTGCTCCATCGACTGCTTCCCCGAGCTCGCCACCATGGCGCTCAGTGTCGGGACCGGCGGCAGTGCGATCTGGCTGAACAACGGCGCGGTCGGCCCGCCCATGACGATCCTCGGCCGCCCGGTCGTGTTCACGGAGAAGGCCCCCGGGGTGCTGGGCACGGTCGGTGACATCTCCTTCGTCGACCTGGGCTTCTACCTGGTGGGGGACCGGCAGGTCATGTCCGCCATGTCCTCGCCGCACTTCCTGTTCAACCAGGACCACACCGCGTACAGGATCATTGAGAGAGTAGACGGGCGACCGTGGCTAAACAGCGCCATTACACCTCAAAACAATGGTCCGACCCTGTCGCCGTTCGTTCAGCTCGCGACGCGGGCATAGCCGTTCACCCGTGAAGATCACGATCCCGATCGATGCCCCCGAGCTGGGTGACATCGCCTCCCAGCTCCGGGGCATCGGGAACCAGCTACTTGCACTCACCGAAAGGATCGGCACCTTGGCCACCCAGGACCAGGTAGACACCATCGCGGCGAACATCAACGCCGCGGTCGGGCAGATCAACTCGGCGATCGGCGGGATCCGCGCCGACATTGATGAGTTGAAGGCGCAGGCGAACGTGGACACGTCCGGCCTGGAGGCGCGGGTGGCGGAGGTGACCGCGGCGGCGCAGTCCCTGTCGGATCTGGACACGGAGAACCCGGCTCCGCCGGCCGGCTGATGGCGTCGGCGAAGCAGGTCGCGGCGACGAACACGGCGATCGGCGCCCTGTCCGCTCGGCTGGGCGAGGCCGTCACTGCGGTGGACGACGCGGTCGCCGGGCTGGCCGGGGATGTGGGGGCGATCCAGGCGACGGAGTCCCGCCATGTCGCCCCGCTGGCCGGGCGGCACGCCGAGCTGGTCGACGCGGTCCGGACCCTCCGTAGCGTGGCGGACGCCCTGTCGAAGCTGGACGCCGCGGACCCGCCGCCCGAGCAGACAGACCAGGCCCGGCAGTAGAACCCCGGGGCCTGGGGAACGGCCCCCGCCGGCAGTAAACCCCCGGCGGGGGACACCTGACAGGAAGGCACCACAGTGACCACAGGCGTGAGAGGGCTCGGCAAGGACTTCGACATCGTCCCCGGGGTCCTTCCGGTGAACTTGAACACCGGGGCGAACACCGGGTTCCGGGTCCACATGAAGAACTACCAGCGGTGCGCGGTGGTGCTGTTCGCGTCGATCGGCACCGCCGCGTCGGACCTGCAGTGCGACTTGCAGGAGTCGACCGCCGCGTCGGGCGGCAGCATTCAAGATCTCGACATCATCACGAAGTACTACCTGAAGGACGCGCTCGCGCTCACCTCGGCGTCGACGTGGGCCGAGGTGTCCCAGTCGGCGGGGTCGGAGATCACCGACACCGGCGGGGCCGGCACGTCGGCGGAGCACTCGCAGGTGGTGGTGATCGAGGTCGACGCGAACCAGCTGTCGGACGGGTTCGAATGGCTGTCGATCAACATGGCGCAGCCGGGGGCGACGAAGCTGGGCGCGGCGTTCTACGTCATGTCCGGGCTGGCCGTGCAGCGGAAGCCGCAGAACCTTGCCGACCCGAGCGTCTGAGAAGGGGCGGCAGACATGAGTGTCATCATCCAGGGCGACCAGATCCGGTCCCTCCTCCTCGGCATCCGGGTCACGAAGGCGACGTTCACCCTTCCGCAGACCGCGTCGACGGCCATGTTCACCGTCACCGGCGGCAAGGTCATGATCACGTCGGTGACCGGCGAGGTCACCGTCGTGCTCGGCGCGACCGCGACGAACCTGAACCTCACCTACACCCCGTCCGGCGGGGCGGCGGCGGACCTGTGCGCGGCGACCGTGTGCACCTCCGACGCGGTCGGCACGCTGTACGGGATCACGTCGGGCGTGGCGACGGACCTGCTGTGCGTGCAGTCGGTGTCCTCGATCGGCGGCACCCCCGTGGCGGCGTCGGAGGTTCCGAACGTGACGTACGTGCAGGCGCTGTGGCGCCCGCTGATCGTCCGGGCCGGCGCGCTGAACCTGAAGGCGTCGGCGTCGAACACGGGCGAGACGAAGTGGGTCATGACGTACATCCCGATCGATGACGGCGCGGCGGTGGCGGCGGCGTGACGACGGCCGCGCCCGGGGTGGTCCCGCGTCTGTCGAGGGTGCGCGGGTTCGGCTGCCCCGGGTGCGGCCACACGTGGGCGCTGGCGCTGTACCGGTGCCCACGGTGCGGGTGGGAGCGTGGGGAAGGGGAGGACGGAATGGCGAAGATCACCGAGAGTCGGGGGCCGACGTCGGTCGAGGCCGGGCCGGGCGAGCCGGGGCACATGCCCGAACTGGCCGCACCCGCCGAGCCTGAGCCGGACTCCGGCGGGGACGTGGAGGAGGAGGAGCCATCTCCTGGTACCAGTACCTCGACATCGTCCGCGAGGCAGCCGCCGACGCCGAGCGTGTCCGAGACCGGCGACCCGCCGCCTGCCCCAACGACGGGGAGCCCCTCCAAGAGGGGCCGGGCGGGGTCTACTTCTGCCGGTTCGACGGATGGCAGTGGCCCCGAGACCACATCCCCGGCCAGCAGTAGGGGCCGGAAGTAGCCGTGGCCACCGTGCAGGCCGTCACCACCGACCCGGGCGAAACCCCCGTCACCGCCCGGGCCGCGCCGTCGACGGGAGCGTCGAACTGTGCCGCGCTGGCCGTGGTGCAGGGCGCCACGTCCGGGTCGGGGCCGGCGATCTCGGCGCAGTCGGCGAACTCCTCCGCACCGGTCATCTCGGGGCGGGGGCCGGGGACGCTGCTGGACCTGCGGGACGCGGCCGGCGCGTCGGTGTTGGCGGTCGGGCAGTCCGGGCTCGGCGCCATCGCGGCGGGCGCGGTGACGGCGACGTCGGTGGCGGCCTCGGGCGCGGTCACCGGCGGCACCGTCGCCGCCACGGGCGCCCTGTCCGGCGCCGCGCTCACGGTCACCACGATCGCCGGCACCGGCGACGCCACCATCACCGCCGGGAACCTCATCCTCGCGACCGCGGGGAAGGGGCTGCGGATCAAGTCCGGCGGTGCCGCGGCGACGGTGGGGACGCTGACGCTGACCGGCGCTACCCCGGTGGTGGTCGCCACGACCGCGGTGACCGCCACGTCGCTGATCTTCCTGACGGTCCAGTCGACCGGCGGTGTGCCGGCCGGGATCGCCTGGGTGTCGGCACGGTCCGTGGGGGTGTCGTTCTCGGTGACGGGGATCGCCGCCGATCAGTCGGTGGTCGGATGGCACATCGTGGAGCCGATCTGACCGCTGGTTGCACGCACAACTGAATACCGCTCCAACCCACGGTCCGGTGACGGGCCGACGCCAACGAAAGCAAGGGACAGGTTGAGCACAATCACCCGGCCCTGCTACGCGACCCGCGAGCAGGCCAAGGCCGCGCTCGACGTCGCGGCGACCGCCTACGCCGACTCCCGCATCGACCGCGCTGTCGAGGCCGGCTCCGGCGGGGTCGACGGGCTGTGTCATCGCCGGTTCTACCCGACCACGACCACCCGGTACTTCGACTGGCCCGGCGACCAGATCTCCTCCCCGTGGCGGCTGTGGCTCGGCGCGAACGAGGTCATTACGGTCACCGCCGTGACTGCCGGGGGCGTGGTGCTGCCTCCGTCGTCGTACTTCCTGCGCCGCAGCGACGACCTCGACGAGCCCCCGTACAGCCGGATCGAGATCGACCTGTCCTCAACGTCGGCGTTCTCCACCGGCCCGACGTTCCAGCGCTCGATCGCCGTGGCCGGCGTGTTCGGCGCGTCCGCCAGCACCGCCGCGGCGGGCGCCACGGCCGAAGCGCTCGACGCGTCCGAGACCGGGGTGGACGTCACCGACTCGGCCGCCGTCGGCGTCGGGGACCTGATCGGCGTCGACTCCGAGCGGATGCTGATCACCGGCAGGGCGCTGCTCACCACCGGCCAGACGACCACCCTCGCCGCCTCCGCAGCCGCCACGTCGGCCACCGTCGCGGACGGCACCGCCATCCACCCCGGCGAGATCCTCACCGTCGACGCCGAACGGATCCTCGTGCAGGACGTCGCCGGGAACGTGGCCGTGGTGAAGCGGGCCGTCGACGGCACCGCGCTCGCCGCGCACGCCGCCGCCACCCTGTACGCCCCCCGCACCCTCACCGTCTTCCGCGGGCACGGCGGCACCACACCGGCCTCCCACCTCACCGCCGCGCCACTGTCCCGGTACGTGGCCCCGCCGCTCGCCCGGGACCTGGCGCTCGCCTACGCGCTGAACCAGCACCTGCAGGAGATGTCCGGCTATGCCCGGATCGCAGGTCAGGGGGAGAACGCCCGGGAGTGGACCGGGCGGGGTGTGAAGCAGATCGAGGACGACTGCTACCGGGCGCACGGCAGGAAGGCGAGGACGTACGCCGTATGAGCATCGACATCACCGTCGACACCTCCTGGACCGGGCCGCTGTCCGACCCGGGAGTCTTCTCGACCGAGATGCGGAAGCTGGCCGACGACGCGGTGTGGGAGGTGGGGCAGCAGGCGTTGGCCGAGGTGCACCGGCTCCTCGACTTGTCGATCAAGCACCCGACGCCGTACTACGAGACCCAGATCCGGATGGAACGGGTGCAATCGGATGTGTCCGTTAACGACCGCGGTGTCGTATATGGTCCGTGGCTGGAAGGTCAGTCGTCCCGGAACAAGACGACCCGGTTCAAGGGCTACAGCAGCTTCCGCCGCGCCGCCCAGCGGGTCGAGGGGCAGGTCAAGATCCTGACCGACCACGTCGTCGAGCTCCACGTGCGCAGGATGGGCGGCTGACGTGGCAACCGCCTGGGGTGGCGCGGACCCGGTCGAGCAGGTCGACGGCAACGACTACGAGCTCGGCACGGAGTTCTTGGTCAACTCCGACATCACCATCACCCACATCCGGGTGTGGGCCGGCGCGGGCGAGGTGAACGTGACCAGCCGCCGGGGCCGGATCTGGTCGACCGGCGGCGGCCAGTTGGGCATCGCGGTGCTGGCGGACGACTTGCCGACCGGCTGGTCGCAGTACGAGCTGGACGCGCCGGTCGAGCGGCTGGCCGGGCAGCGCTTCCTGGTGTCGTATTCCACCGGGGGGAATTACGGGGCGCTGCTGGACGCGCTCGCGGCCAGCAACGTCGACTCCGGCGACGCGGCGCTGTCCGCCCTGGGCACGGCGAGCGCGACCAACGGCAACGGGGTGTTCAACACCACCCCCGGGAGCTTCCCCACCACCAGCCCGGGGGCGCACCCGTTCTACGGCTCCGACGTGACCTACACGCTCGGGATCGGCGGGAACACCGCCCCCCGGATCACGCAGGCGACCGTGACCGCCACCGCGGCGACCGTGACCGCAACGATCGTGGCGGAGGACGACGAGACACTGGTCGGCGCCACGTACCGGTACGACTGGGGCGACGGATCCGCCGTGACCGCCTCCTCGGCCAGCAGTGCGATGCACACCTACACCGTGTCGGGGACGTACGGCGTGCTGCTGTCGGTGACGGACGACGGCGGCCTGTCGGACTTCGCCGCGGTCGGCATCGACGTCGCCGTCCCCTCAGCGGCGATCACGCCGCTGGACATCGCCGGGATCACCGCGACCATCGAGACCCACGCGTTCGCATCCGGCCGGTTCGAGCAGGTCTCCGGGTTCGAACCGAAGTCCGCGCCCGGCCTCGGCATCACGGCGGCGGTGTGGTTCCAGTCGATCGAACCCGCGGTGTCCGCGTCCGGGCTGGCCGCGACGACGATCCGGCTCACGTTCAACATCCGGATCACGACCAACATGCTCGCCGAACCGCAGGACGGCATCGACCCCCGCATCGTCAACGCCGTTGACGCCCTGATGGCCGCCTACAGCGGCGACTTCACCTTCGGCGCGCAGGTGCGGAACGTGGACCTGATGGGCCAGACCGGGCAGCCGATGCGCGCGGACGCCGGCTACCTCACCCAGGACAACCGGTCCTACCGGGCTGTCGTGATCACCCTGCCGCTGATCTGCAACGACGTTTGGGAGCAACACGAGTGATGACCATGAGCACGTCCCCCGCCCTCGCTGCCACCGCCCCGGTCGTGGTTGTCGACCAGGGCCGGAACCGGCGGGTGCGGTGGCACCTCACCCCGGCCGACGCCGCCATCCCCGCGACAGCGGTGCTGATCGCCTCCGCCCGGGGTGTGCACGTCGGGGGCTGGTTGAACGACGTACCCGACGGGTGGGCCGACGCCGCGCTCCGCACCCATGCCCGGCTGAAGGCGGACCCGTCGGCGAACCTGTCGGGGATGGCGACGCACCAGCCGTCCGGGACGCGGGCCGTGGACGTCGGCGACCCGCTCGGCAGGTGGTGACGGTGGCCATCACCACCTTCAACCAGCCCGAACTCCTCACCTCGCTCGAAGCGCTGGTCGGTGGTGACATCGGCTCCGTCCGCCGGACCGTCATCGACATCCAGGTTGGGCAGCCCGTCGTCGTCTACGTCGAGCGGTTCGGCGACCGGGCGACCATCGACGTCGTCCGCGCGCTGAGCAACCCCACCTCCGTGGAGATCAGGGAGGTGTCCGATGGCGAAGCAGGGCGGCCTCGGTGACCGGCTGCTGGTCGGCGGGTACGACCTGTCCGGCGACATCGGCTCCCTCGGCCGCATCGCAGGCGGACCCGCCACCCTCGACGTCACCGGCATCGACAAGTCGGCCATGGAACGCATCGGCGGGCAGCGCGACGGCGGGATCGAGTTCTCCGCGTTCTACAACCCCGCCGCGAACCAGGCCCACCCCGTCCTGTCCGCGCTCCCGACCACCGACGTCACGCTGACGTACCTGCGGGGCGCGGCGATCGGCGGGCCGGCCGCCTGCCTGGTCGGGAAGGAGATCGACTACGCCCCCACGAGGGCGAACGACGGGGCGCTCACGATCGCCGTGGCGGCGCAGGCCAACGGGTTCGGCCTGGAATGGGGCATATCCCATACCGCCGGCCTGCGGACCGACACGGCCGCGACGAACGGGGCTGCGGTCGACTCCGGCGCGACCGGGACGACGAACTTCGGCCTGCAGGCGTACCTCCAGGTCACGGCGTTCACAGGCACCGACGTCACCATCAAGCTGCAGGAGTCCTCCGACAATGCGGGCGACGCGTACGCCGACGTCGTCGGGGGCGCGTTCACCGCGGTCACGACGGCGCCGCAGACGCAGCGGATCGCCACCAGCGCGGTCCTCGCGGTCGAGCGGTACCTCCGGGTCGCCACGACCACGGTCGGCGGCGTGACCAGCGTGACGTTCCAGGTCACCGTGGTCCGGAACCTCACGAGCCCGGCGTTCTGACATGCGGATCACCGCGCCGCCCACGCAGCGGATCCAGCCGGCCGGGCCGGTGGGGGCGTACAAGACCTACAGCTTGTCCGCGCCCCGCGACACCCTCGTGCGGGCGGCGTGCGAGCTGGTCGACTGCGCGGCGTGGCGCGGCGGCTGGCGGACCCTGGTCGACGAGGCGACCGACCTCGGCCGGGGGCAGGCCGCCTACATCCGCACCGCGGCGCGGCGGACGTACACCGAGCGGCGCGGCCCGACCGGGCTCACCGAGTTCCTGTTCGACTCCGGACAGCGCTGCTTCGCCGAGCACCGCACCCGGCCCACCACGTTCGGCGTTCGGGGCGGGGACTGGCGGCGGAACCTCGGCACCATCCGCCAGCACACGCGGCCCGGCGATTGGGTCGAGGACTTCGCCGAGAATCAGCAGGTAATAGTCGACCGAATCGAGCGGGGATAACCATCCCGGCCGGGTCGGATAAGCATTCAGAAAGGGCGTGGTTCACATCGCGAAGACGTCGGGCATAGGCTGGTCGACGCTGTCGGTCGATGATTCATCCGGATCAGTAGAGGTGATCAAAAACGACGTTACCAACCTCAGCATAGGAACACCTCGCGCAGTCTGGGACGTAACGGGCGTGGACAAGTCGGCGATCGAGCGGATCCTCCTGCTCGCCGACATGAGCGTCACGCTCAACGTGGTGTTCAACCCGGCGTCGACGCCCAGCTCTCACGACGTGTTCTCGACCGTGCCGTCCACGAGCGTGGCGCGGACGACGACGCTGACGGTGGCGGCGAAGACGTTGGCGGCGGAGATCCTGTACACGGACTACCCGCTGACCCGGTCGAACTCGGGTGAGCTGACGGCCGCTGTGCCTGGCGTGCTGGCTAACGGCGCCGTACCTACCTGGTCTTAGGCCGATATGCCTGGGTTTGAGGTAGATACGGATGTGCTCCGGCTGGTGTTCGAGGACGACCTGGAAGGCATGGTCGTCCGGATCGAGTCCATGTCGACCGGGGACATGCTCGACCTGACCAAAGCCGCCGCGCACCTGGCCAGGAAGTTCGGCCGCGACTTCGACATGTCGAATCTCGAACCGGCGGACCTGGAGTCGATGAGCGTGCTGTTCGAGCGGTTCGCCGAGGCGCTGGTGGAGTGGAACCTGGAGAAGAAGAAGGTTCCTATCCCGGCGACGCTGGCCGGGGTCCGGTCACTGAAGCAGAGCCTGACCATGCGGCTGATCATGGCGTGGATGCAGGCGGGAAGTGGCGTCCCGGACCCTTTGGCCGGCGGCTCCGGCTCTGGCGGGACGTTCCCGGAGGCGTCGCTCCCGATGGAACCGTTGTTGACAAGCCCATAGAGCTGGATCAGGCCGAGCTGGTGCTGAGCCTGTGCCGCCAGTTCCACTGCCTCCCCAGTCAGGTGCTGGCGGAGGACGCGTACCTGCTGCGGCTGCTGGCGATCGAACACGAGGGCACACCCGTGCGGGACGAGGCTGGGGAGGGGGTGGGGGAGTTTGCCGAATGACATCGAGATCCGCGTCAAGGGCAACGCGGACACGGCCGATGCGGAGGCGAAGCTCGCGCGGCTGAGGAAGGCCATCGCCGGGCTGTCGGGGAAGACGGTCAAGGTCGACGTGGAGGTCGACTCCAGCGCCGCCGCCGAGCTGGGGCGGGTGGAGCAGGCCGCCGAGCGGATCGACGGTGACACGGCGACGGTCGAGGTGGATGCGGACACCGGCGCGGCGGACGCCGAGCTGGCGGTGACCGACGCCGAGGTGTCCCGGCTGGATGGCCGGACGGCGCACGTCAACGTTGATGCGGACATCGGGTCGGCGCTGGCGAAGATTGCCATCGTCGGCGCGGCGTTGGCCGCGCTGGGTGCCGCGGCGGGTGGGATCGGGGCGGCGGTCGGGCTGGGCGCTGTGGCCGGCGCGGGGATCGGCGCCGCGGTGGCGGGGCTATCGGGGATCGGCGGGGCGGTCAAGGCGCTGGGTGAGCAGACGAAGGGCGCCGGGGCCGCGGCCGGCCAGGCGGCCGGGCGTGAGCTGCAGATGGCGTCGGCGGTGGACCGGGTGCGGATGGCGCAGGCGCAGCTTGCGAACACGCGGGAGCAGGTGGCCGACACGACCCGCCGGGCCGGGCAGGCGGCGGCGCGTGCCGCGGATCAGGAGCGTGAGGCCGCGCGGCGGGTGACGGAGGCGCAGAAGGACCTGACCCGCGCGCGTGCTGATGCGGCCCGGCAGTTGCAGGACCTGGCGCGGCAGCAGGAGGACATGGCCCTGCGGGCGCGTGGGGCGTTGCTGGACATCGAGCAGGCCAAGACGTCGTTGGATGAGACGCTGGCGGACCCGCGGGCGACGGACCTGCAGCGGCGGCAGGCGCAGTTGGCGTACGACGAGGCGGTCAAGGCCAACGCCGACCTGAAGAGGGACGCGCAGGACCTGGCGGCGCGGAAGGCGGAGGCGGACCGGCGCGGTGTGGCCGGCTCCGAGCAGGTCGCCGACGCCACCGCCCGGGTCGTGGAGGCGCAGCGGAACGCCCGCGACGCCCACATCGCCACCGCCGAAGCTGCCGACCAGGCCGAGTCCGCGCAGCGGGACGGGGCGCTACGGCTCGTACAGGCGCAACAGCAGGTCGTCGAGGCACAGCGGGCCGTGCAGGCCGCCTCCATCGCCGCCGGCAGTGCGGGCGCGGCCGGGGTGGACAAGCTCGGGCAGGCCATGAAGGGCCTGACGCCGACCGGGCAGGCCTTCGCCCGGTTCCTCCGCGCGTTCATCGACGGCCCGATCCAGCAACTGAGGAATGCCGGGCAGGAAGGGCTGCTGCCGGGGATGCAGGCCGGGCTGGCGACGCTGGGGCCGGTGATCCAGGCGAACCTCCCCGCGTTCCGACAGTTCGCCACCGTCGTCGGGCAGGCTTTGGGCGGGATCATCGAAGTGGCGGGGAAGCTCGCGCCGCCGCTGATGCGGATGGCCACGACCGTGCTGCAAGCGTTGGCTCCGATGCAGGGCGTCCTGACGCAGTTCGCGGTCGCGTTCGGCCAGGTGATCGACCGGGTCACGGCGGACGGGTCGATGCAGACCGCCATCGGCGCGTTCATCGACCTGTTCGCCGCGCTGCTCCTCGCCATCCCACCGCTGATCCCGCCCATGGTGCAGCTCGCGACCTCGGTGCTTCCGGTGCTGACGAAGGCCGTGGAGCTGCTGACGGGGTGGCTGACGTCGCTGCTGTCATGGATGGGCGACAAGGCCCCCGGTGCGATCTCCACCCTCGGCGGGTGGCTGACCGGCCTGGCCCGGGTCATCACCGGCAGGGTCGTCCCGGCCGTTCAGGTCATGGCCGAGTGGCTGCGGGAGCGGGTGCTGCCGCCGCTGATGGACCTGGGCCGGTTCATCGCGGACCACGTCCTGCCCGCCGCTGTGGCGTTGGCGAAGGGGATCGGCGGAGGGCTGTTGACGGCGTTCCGGGAGGTCGGCGGGACGATCGCGGCGCACCGGGAGGAACTGTCGACGCTCGCCCAGTTCCTCCTCACCGTGACCGGGCTGGTGTTGAAGCTGGCCCCGGCGGTGGGTGTGGTGCTCGGGTTGGCGTTCCGGGTGTTGGGTGTGCAGGTCCGGGTGTTCATCACCGTGCTGTCGGCGCTGGTGAGCTGGTTCCAGTTCGGGATCACCTGGGCGGGGCGGGTGGCGGTCGGGGTGCGGGTGGCGTTCGACCGGATCGTCGGGTTCGCCCGCGCGTTGCCGGCGCGGATCCGGTCGGCGGTTGTCGGGCTGTTCGCGGGGATCACGGAGCGGGCTACTGCGGCGGGGTCGTGGGTGGCGGCGCGGCTGGGTGGGATCGTGACGTTCGTCCGCGGGCTGCCGGGGAAGATCGCGAACGCCGCGGTGGGGCTGATGTCGGGGGTGAAGGAGGAGATCGGGCAGGCGGTCCGGTGGATCACGGACAAGATCCAGACGGTGATTGAGTTCATCAAGTCGATTCCGGGGCATGTGGGCAGGGCGTTGGTGTCGGTGGCGAAGGCGACCGCCCCGTATGCGCCCGGCGGCGGGCTGCTGTCGCTGTTCGGGCATGCGTCCGGCGGCATCACCGGTGCCGCAGGCGGTGGGCCGCGGTCGGGCTGGACCATGGTCGGGGAGCAGGGCCGTGAGCTGGTGCGGTTGCCGGCCGGGTCGACGGTGCATTCGGCGCCGGACACGGAGCGGATGATGTCCGGCTCGGGTGGCGGGGCTCAGGTGTTGTTGCAGGTGATGCCGGGCGGGTCGGCGTTGGACCGGATGTTCGTGGAGTGGCTGCGTGAGGCGGTCCGGAAGGGCGGCGGCGGCAGTGTGCAGGCCTACCTGGGGTCCTGACCGGCATGGCGAAAAGCCCCTGAACCGCTGAGAGAAGGACGGAATGCACCGGTACAAGACGTGGAATGGCCCGATGCCGACTACGGCCGCACAGGCCAAGGTCACCACCGGCACCGCCATCAAGACCATGCTGCAGGTGTCGACGCCGTCGACCCGGCAGCTACAGGTCATCTCGTGGGGTTTCTCCCTCGACGCGGCCCCTGCGACCACGGGAGTCGGGGTGGTCGAGCTGGTGCAGACCGACGTCGCGGCCACCGTCACCGCGCACGTCGCGGCGGGAGTGCAGCCGCTGGACCCGAACGCCCCGGCGTCGCTGGTCACGCTGGGAGTGGCCAACACGGGCTACACGGGCACCGTTGAGGGGTCGACCACGGCGGCGCGGATGTTCGACGCCGAAGAGATCGCGGGAGTGTCGAACGGTGCCGGCCCGATCACCTACGCCTACCAGTTCATGCCCGACGAACGGCCGATCGTGGCGGTCAGCAAGTTCCTGCGGGTGCGGGCGACGTTCAGCGCAGCGGTGAACATGCTGACCTGGATTTGCTGGGACGAGTAGTCGATGCCCGGTGGTGTAGCGGCGCGGTCGGCCGGGTGGGATCTGCGGCGGAACCTTCCCGGGCCGTTTCTGCCGGCCGGGTCGGACACCACCCCGCCGTTCCCCCAGTCGCCGCTGCCGCTCGCCGTGGACCTGTTCATGTTCGGCAACTGGGTTGATGTGACCAGGCTCAACACCGGTCAGGCGGGGGTGTACGCCCGGGACGGCATCACGATCACCCGGGGGAAGCGGCCGGAGGGGACGACGGTGGATCCGACCGAGATCACCCTGACGCTGAACAACAGGGACGGCCGGTACTCCCCCCGCAACCCGACGAGCATCTTGTACGGGCAGATCGGCCGGAACACGCCGCTGCGGGTCAGGGTGGGGAACGACGTGCGCGGCGTGGGGGAGGTGTCGTCGTGGCCGTCGAAGTGGGACCTGTCCGGGTCGGATGTGTGGGTGCCGGTGACGGCGTCGGGGATCCTGCGCAGGCTCGGGCAGGGCGCCAGCCCGCTCCGGTCGCCCATGTACCGGCGGATCCTCTCCGACACCGTCGACAACGACGCCTTCACGGGTACTGCCCTGCCCGTCGAGTACTGGCCGTGCGAGGAAGAGTCGGGCGCCACCCAGATCGCCTCCGCAGTCAGCGGCTCGGCCATGACCATCACCGGCTCACCCGAGATGGCGAGCTCCGATGCGTTCCCCGGCTCCGACTCGCTACCCGTGGTCGCGGGCAGCAGATGGACCGGGAACGTCCGGACCTACCCGACCACGAACATTTTCGAGACCTCCTGCTATCTGCAGGTCGGTGCCGGTGGCATCACGGACGGGGCGATCATCCTGCGGGTCCGGACAACCGGGTCGGCCGCCCGCTGGGATGTGCGGTACAACTCGGCCGCCGGAGGAACATTCACCTGCCTCGGCTACGACGCGGCCGGAGTCAACCTGGTCACCTCCGGGGCGCTGTCCATCGACGGCGGCGTGAACGGCGTCCTGTACTTACTCGAAATTCAGATAGAAGCATCCGGGGCTGACGCGGACTTCCGGTTCGAGATTCAGAACGTCGACACGGGGCATGGCATTGCCGGGGCCAGTACCGCGGCCGGGAAGACTGTCGGTCGGGTCACGACAGTGCAGGTCGGCCCGGACGGCAATGCTGCTGACGTCACGGTCGGGCACATCACCGTGTGGTCGGAGCTCGTCTCCCTCGATGAAGTGTCGATCCCGAGCCTGTTCTCCTCGGTGTTCGGTTTCGCTGGGGAGTCGGCGGGGACTCGTATCCGTCGTCTGTGCGAGGAGGAGGGGATTGAGTATCTCCGGGTGCCTCCGTCTCATACGTCGACATCGGTGGGTGCGCAGCAGTCGAACACTCTGGTCGACCTGCTACAGGAGTGCGCGGACGCAGACGGGGGGATCCTGTTCGAGCCGCGGACCTTCATCGGGCTGGCGTTCCTCGACCGGCAGGGCCTGTACGACCGAGCCCCGTCGATCACCCTGGACTACCCGTCGCATCAGATGGCCGCGCTCGAGCCGGTCGAGGACGACCGGCTGACCCGCAACGACGTCACCGCCCAGCGGACCGGCGGCTCCTCGGCCCGGCAGGTCCTGGAGACAGGCGCCCTGTCCGTGCAGCCCCCGCCGGACGGGGTCGGCCGGTACGACGAGCAGGTCACGATCAACGTCCTGGCCGACACGCAACTGCCCGACCAGGCCGGCTGGCGGCTCCACGTCGGCACCGTCGACGAGGCCCGCTACCCGACGATCGCGATGAACCTCGCCAACCCCGCCTTCACGAGCAACCCGACGCTGACCGAGCAGGCCCGGGCGCTGGACATCGGGCAACGCCTCGACGTCACCACCCCCCCCGCGTGGCTGCCCCCGGATGACATCACCCAGGGCGTGCAGGGCATGGTCGAGCAGCTGTCCCAGTACGAGCAGACCATCACCGCGAACCTGACGCCGGACTCGCCGTGGCAGGTCGCCGTCTACGACAACACCACCTACCGGTACTCCTCCGACGGCTCGACGCTCGTGTCGTCGGTCGACTCGGCCGCCGTGTCACTGTCGGTGGCCACCCCGTCCGGGCCGCTGTGGACCGTGGACGCCGGGGACATGCCCTTCGACATCAAGGTCGGCGGGGAGCGGATCACCGTCACCGCCATCTCGGGCGCCGCGTCCCCGCAGACATTCACCGTCACGAGATCAGTCAACGGCGTCGTCAAACCCCAACCGGCCGCTGCGGCCGTCGAACTGTGGCAACCCGCCATCTACGCACTGTGACCGCGAGGAGACCACAATGGCGGTAGCCGGGAACGTCGTCAAAGCATCCGACCGCGACCCGCCCATCCACGCCCGAATCCGGTCCGTCGCCACACAGAACTGGCTCGACAACACCGTCACCCCCATCACGTTCGACACCGACGACATCGACGACGACTCCGGCCACTCCACCTCCGTGAACACCAACCGGTACACCTTCCAACGCGACGGCCGGTTCGAAATCTCCGCAGTCACCTTCCACGGCGCCTCCACCGCCGGCACCTCACGGCAGACCGACCTGGCGATCAACGGCGTCGCGATCACCGGAGCCATCGTCTCCTCACCCCCCCGCACCGGAGGCACCGGCGTGTTCCAGCAGAACCTGGCCGGGCAGATCGTCACCGTCGTCGCGACCGACTACGCCGAGATCCGCGGCCTGCAAAACTCCGGTGGGACGCTGGCCACCGCGGCAGGGTCGAACATGACCGTCAAATTCCTCGGAGAGGTGTAGCAGTGGCTGACCTGTGGTGGCTCGTGATCAGGACCCCGGCCCCGTCGGTCGACGTGTGGCCGATGGGGGAGACGCCCGCCAACGGCGACACGGCCGGGCTGGCACTGTTGGAGGCGCGGGTGTTGGCCGCGAAGGCGTTGAAGTCGGTGCCGTACGAGTGGCCCGAGATCCCCGGCTGGGAGGTGTCGTACTCGCCTGGGGATCCCCACCCGCAGGTGTTGGCCGGCGCGACCGTGCACGACGACCCGCCCGAGACCGGGTAGAACCGCCCGGGCCACGTCCCACCCCCGCAGCCCCGCGGCGCGGGACCATCAGGCATGACCGAACCCAACCCGCCGCCACGCAGGCGCCGCTCCGCCGTCCGGGCCGCACGCCGGCTCGGCGAAGTTCCATTCGCCGCCGCCATCGGCTACCTCGGCATCAACGCCGCCGTCACCTTCTTCGCCCACCCCGGCCGGCAGGCCGCAACCCGCCTCCTCCCACCGTTGGACTACGTGTGGATCTCCCTGTACGGCGGCGGCGGCGCGCTGATCCTCGCCGGCATCGCCGCCGCCCTGACCAACGTCGAGGCCGCCGGCTGCGTCATGTACGCCGGGGGTGCCACGGTGTCGGCGCTGGCGACCGCGGTGGTGGGCCGGTGGGCGATGTGGAATACCGTCGTGACGCTGCTGCTGATCGCCACGGCGGCGCTGGTCCGGGCCTGGCATCTGGCCACGGACCGGGTGCTGGTCCTGATGTCCGGGTCGGACCCGAAGGCCCCCCGTAGCCGCCGCCGGTGGTCCCGGTGACAGGGTGGGCGGCGGAGCCGCAGATCACCTCCACGGTCGTCACCTCGCTGGTGGCGCTGGTCATCGGGCTGGGCGGCGGCGGTGGGCTGGTCGCGCTGTTCAAGGTGTCCGCGGACCGGGGGAAGATCGTCGTGGAGGCTGCGCAGGGCGCGGTGATCGTGCAGACGTCGGTGATCCGCGACATGCAGGCCAACCAGGACCGGATGCAGCACGACATGGATTCGCTGCGGGCCGAGCGGGACGCGCTGCGGGCCGAGTTCGCCGCACTCCAGGGGGCGCGGGACGCCGAGGTCGCGGACCTGCGGTCGGAGGTCGCCCGGCTCCGCGCGGACGTCGGGATGTAACCGGCCGGCCCTGACCACGGACAGTTGCGGCGGCTACCGTCCGTGGCATGACGGGTAGGCAGCGGCTGTACGCGGAGTCCACAGTGGATGGCCTGGACGCCCTGACGGCGATCCAGGCGACCCAGGGCTCGACCGGGGCCGCGGTCCGGGCCGAGTCGGTGTCGTGCCACGCCCCAGTGATCCGGGTCAAGGGCCGCGGCACGCTGCTCGAGCTGCGGGACCGCAACGACCAGATCGTGCTCCTGATCGGGCAGGACGGCCGGGAGATCGACGGCGGCGCCCCGGTGGTGTCCACGCGGGTGGAGGTCGACTTCGGCCACGCCGTGTCGGGGGAGGACGGGGCCGCGGAGGTGTGGGTGCCGTGGCCCGACCTGACTGCGGGCGCCCGGCTGGCGTGCCGGCCTGCCGCCGCCGCGACGGCGGACCACGACCCCGGGGACGCCGCGCTGGAGGGGCTGGCCGCGTACGTGTCCGACGTGCAGGCCGGCGCCGGATTCACCGTCACAGCGGCGGCGTCCGGCGGGACGTGGGGCCGGCACCTGATCGACGTGACCGGCTGATGTCGATCATCGTCAAGTCCGGCGACACGTCCGACCTGGCACACGTCACCCCCGAAGGCGCGCTCCGCGTGGCCGCGGACGGGACGGACCCGGAACTGGCCGGCTACGCGAAGATCCTCGCGAGTGATGGCCGGGAGATCCTCACCACCGAGAACGGCGCCCTCGACGTGTCCATGGACGCGCTGGTGCTGTACGAGCAGGTCGACGGCAGCACGGTCAACACCAACCTGTGGACGCAGTCCACCTCCGGGATGACCATCGCGCAGTCCGGCGGGTTCATCGCCCTGAACGCCGGGGTCGCGACCACCGCGGGGGCGTACGCGATCCTCTCCTCGGTCAAGCAGATCCCCATGTACGGCCACCTGCCGCTGAAGGTCACCCTCAACATCGCCTGCGCCGGGCTGCCGCAGGCCAACTCGACCATGGAAGCCGGCATCGGGGTGGCCGCGGGCACCGCGGCCCCGACCGACGGATGCTTCTTCCGGTGGGCGCCGACGGGGGAGTTCCGCGCCGTGGTGTCCTACGGCGGCATCGAGGTCACCTCACCGGCGCTGGCCGCGGTGACCCCGTTCGACGTCACCCTGCTGGACGTCATCGTCGTGGAAGACCTGGTGCAGTTCCTCGTCGACGACGAGATCGTCGCGGAGGTGAAGGTGCCGGTCGCGCAGGCGTTCCCCACCTCGGCCGGGCGGCTGCCGGTGTTCATGCGCTGCTACAACGGCGGGTCGGCCCCGTCGGCGGCGCCGGTGCTGTACCTGGGTCAGATGGTGGTGGCGCAGCAGGCGCTGACGCAGCACAAGCCGTGGGATCAGGTCCTGGCCGGGCTGGGCCGCGGGGGTCACCAGTCCCCGACGACGTACGGGCAGACGGCGCAGCACGCCAACTCGACCAGCCCGGCTAGCGCGTCGCTGTCGAACACGGTCCCGTCGTACGCGACGCTCGGGGGCCGGTTCCAGTTCGCCGCCCCGGCGGGGGCGGCGACGGACTTCGCCCTGTTCGGGTTCCAGGTCCCGGCCGGGTACCAGCTGTACGTCAACTCGGTGTCGGTGTCGGCGGTGAACACCGGGGCCGCGGTGGCCGCGACGGCCACGGTGCTGGACTGGTCGGTCGGGGTGAACTCCTCGGCCGGGTCGCTCGCTACGGCGGACTCTGCGTCGACGTGGGCGCCCCGCAGGGTGCCTTTGGGGGTGCAGGCGTTCCCGGTCGGGTCGGGCGTGGGGACGGTCGCGGGCGACCTGAGCCGGGCGTTCGTGACGCCGCTGGTGGTGGACTCGGGCCGGTACTTCCATGTGGTGGTGCAGGTGCCGGTGGGGACGGCGACGGGGTCGCAGATCGTGCGTGGTGACGTCTCGGTGAACGGCTACTTCGAGTAGGGGTGCGCGCATGGCGACGTCGGGTGTTCTGTTGGTGACGGTGGCGAGTGACAAGCCGGTGGTGGTCGACGACGGGGACGCGGCCCTGGTGGGTCAGGTGATCGTGGACTGGTTCACCGCCAACCCGACGGTGCCGGAGGTGACGGTGAACGTGCGGCCGGGGTCGCTTGTGACGTAGCGCGGGGGTAGCGTTGGGGCTGCCCGATCATCCTGGTTCGCCGCGTTGAAGCCCCGGTGCCTCCGTCGCCGGGGCTTCACCGTGTCCGGGCGGGTTCAGCGGCCCTTCCTGCGGTTCAGGTACGGCAGGAACTGGCTCTGCATCTCGATCTCCTTCTCGTACGCATGCTCGCGGTCCCGACAGGCGTAGGCCATCCATCGCTCGTACTGCTTCCCTTCTGCGGCGTGCTGTCGGAGGCGAGACCTGAGGTTCCCCGTGCTGCCGACATAGCAGGGCTCGTTCCGGTCGTCGTACAGGACGTACACGACGGCCGTGCCCGCGAGTGGGGTGCATCGGTCGTCGATCCGGGGGTTCTCTCCCCGCCACACGCCGTCAGGTTCAGGCCGGTATCGCTCCGGGTTGTTGAGGGCGTGCAACAGGGTGCTCACACCGACAGGGACGGCCTTCTTCCAGCGCCGGGTGTAGCCGGTGTCGACCGCCTGGCGGCAGGCGTCCCAGAGTTGGGCCAACTCGACCATGTCGATCCGGCCGGTCTCGTACGCGACCCCGATGCGGTGGAAGACCTGCTCCTCCGCTTCGTGTTGGAGTTGGAGGAGCCTTTCCCGCTTCGCGCGGAGGTGGGCGATGTGCTGCAGCGTCGCGGAGCACTCCGCGAGAAACGGCTCCTGGCCGACCGCCCGTGTACCTGAATGCATAAGCACATAGTACAGTGATCGCATGCTTGAGCATGTTCAGATGATCAGCCCGACCCGGCCCGACCCGACGCACGCCCGCGCCATCCGCGAGCAGTTCGGCTGGTCCCGCTCGCGGATGGCCCAAGAGCTGGGCGTCCACGAGACCAGCATCGTGCGATGGGAGAACGGTGCCGGTGGCCCCGCCGGTCGGCGCCTGGAAGAGTGGGCCGCCCTGCTCGACCGCATGGCCGGCGAGCTCGCCCGCTCTGCCTGACCTGTTCCCGATCATGTCGGTACGGGACGGAGCGGCGCGTGGGTTCTCAAACTGTTCAGCAGCAGTGGCTTGCTGCGATCCGGGACGGCGACGACGGGTTGAAGTCTGGCCCGGTTGCGGTGCTGTACGTGCTCGCGACGTTCATGGACTCCGACGGGCGGAACTGCCGCCCGGGCATGGCGCGGGTCGCGGAGGGTGCCCGCTGCACGAGGTCGACCGCGTTCGAGCATCTCCGGAAGGCCGCCGCGGCCGGGTGGGTCGAGGTACGTCAGCGACGCGGCGCGAGCGTCTACGTGCCCTGCATCGGCGGGGTCCCCTTGGTCCCGAACCCCCCGCCCAACCGTCCGGGTTTTCAGGACGGTGAACCCTCTGTGGACAACCCCAACCGTCCGGGAAACCAGGACAGTAGAAACCGTCCGGGAACGCAGGACAGTGAACTTCCAACCGTCCGGGTTTTCGGAGCCAACCGTCCTGCAAACCAGGACGGGACCATCTTTGACCAGGAAGTACAGCTAGCTAGCTCCCCTCGACCTCACAGCGACAAAGCAGACAAGGTCCTCACCGCCCACGGCATCCCGCTGAGCGACCGGCCCTCGATCGAGCAGTACCTCCGCGAGCAGCGGAAGGCCACCAGCCCCGGCGGACTCATCGCCACCCTCGGCGACCGCGGTGAGTTCGGCCCCGTGATCCCGCTCTGGCAGACCTGGGCCACCCCGACCGAGATGCCTCCCCACGTCAACGGCAACGGGGCATCGCCAGCCGCGCCCTGCCCGCAGGGCTGTGTCGATGGTTGGCTCGGGGACGTTGACCGGCCGGCTCCCTGTCCCACCCACAAGCCCCACCGGACGAACGGACATCACCGATGACGAGGTACGAGGGCATGAAGGCTCACTGGGAAGGGGTCGCGGTCGACCTGTCCGAGGCGCTCGGCCCCGACGACATCAGGGACGGGATGACGAAGGAGGAGCGGGCGGTGCTGATGGAGCGGCTGGACGGCCTGCCGGAGGTCGGTCACGCTGAACCTGGTGCCGGACGACGAGCGTGCGGTGATCGAGGAGGCCCTCGACGTGCCGCGGCAGTCCCGGAACTGACCTCCCCCGAACCGTCACCCATACGGGCTACCATCCGAGCGGGTGACAATCTGCGCCGAAGGTGGTGGGACAGGTGACAGTGAGTTACTGCGACCTGTCTCATCACCAGGCCGCCGTCAACCTGACCGCCTACGCCGCCGCCGGCCACGACCGGATCATGCTGAAGGCCACCGAGGGCACCGGGTTCCTCGACGGCATGTTCGCGTCCCGGTGGGCGCAGGCCGGGCAGCTGCGGCTGGCCCGGGGCGCGTACCACTTCCTCCGGAACGACCTGCCCGGCGCGCAGCAGTGGGCCTGGTTCGCGAAGTGCCTCACCGCCGCGGGCGGTCTGCGGCCCGGGGACTGGCTGTGCGTCGACGTCGAGGACACCAACACCCCGGCTGGTGCTGCGCCCTGCGCGCGGGCGTTCACCGCCGCCGCCGTCACCGCCGGCCAGGCGACCGGGCAGGTGTACACCGGGAAGTGGTACGCCGACCCGCACGGCGTGACTGCGGCGATCTTCCCGCCCGGCTGGCGGTGGCTGTGGCTGTCCGACTACACCCCGGGCCAGGCTGACGGCGCCATCGAACTGCCGAACGGCTGGACCCGGCCGCAGGTCGTCGCCCGCCAGTCCACCGACAAGGCCACCGTCCCCGGCGTCACCGGGGGCTGCGACTACTCCCGGGTCCTGCACGACTGGCTGCAACCGGAGGACGACATGAGCGCTGCCGACTCGGCCGCGATCGAACGGATAGAGACCCTCCTCGGCAGGATGAACGCTGAGACGATGGGCCGCGTGGAAGACAAGATCGACGCCATGAACGCGACGACGCTGGGCCGGCACGAGACCAAGCTGAACGGGATCGTCACCGCCGTGGCAGCCACGGCGGTGAAGGTCGGGGCGCTCGCGGACGACGAGGCGAAGGTTCTCGGCGCGGTCGGCGGCGCCGAGCAGCGGATCATCACCGCGGTGCAGCAGGTCATCGTGGACCCGGCGGTGGACAACAACGACCCGCAGGCGTTCGTCGCCGCCCTGCGTGACGCGTTGGACCGCGGCACGGCCAAGCCGCCCGTGCCGCCCGGGGGGTTGGCGTGATCCGGCAGGTAGGCCGGGCCGTCACGGTCCGGATGGCCGCCGTGGCGACACCCCGAGCGGCCGGGCGGGTGCTGTCCGTGCGGATCCCGGCCGGCAACGCGACGGCGCCTGATGCGGTCCGGGATGCTCTCCTCGCCGCGGTACGTGAAGCCCACTCGACCGACAGGGAGCAGCTGTGACGTTCAACGATGGCGGCCGGGCCACGCGTGCCGGCCGATACGCATGGGACCTGTTCGAACGCACCGCCGCGACCGCGGCGCAGACCGGGATCGCGTACGTGATCGTGGAGTCCGCGGACTGGCCGGCGTGGCTCGCGGTGCCGATCGCCGCCGGTGCCGCCGTGGTCAAGGGGTGGCTCGCGCGGGTGTCGGGGAACAAGGACTCCGCGTCGCTGGCACCGGGCGTCTGATGTCCGCACAGGTGCCGACCGTCGGCCGGATCGTGCACTACCGGTCGCTCGGCTCGGCTGACGGCCGGTTCGCCAGCGAGTGCCGCGCCGCAGTGGTGACACAGACCGGACGGGTCGGGACTGACGGGGCCGAGTGGGTCGGGCTGGCCGTGCTGAACCCGACCGGCCTGTTCTTCGACGCCGACATCCCGCAGGACGAGGCGGGCAAGGCCGGCGGGACCTGGCACTGGCCGGAGCGGGTCTGATGCACGGCCAGCCACCGCCGTACGCCTACCCGCCGCCCGGCTGGCAGCCACCCCCGCCGCCGAAACGGTCCTGGCCCGCCCGCCACAAGATCCTCACCGGCATCGGTGTGGTCGTCGCGCTCGGCATCATCGGCGGCCTGTTCGCCCCCGACCCCGCCCCGACCGGCACTACGACCGCCGCGGCCACGACGTCGACCGACCTCGCCGAGACCGTGCCCGGGGAGAAGCCACCGCCCGCGACGCCCGCGACCGAGCGGACACCGCGGCTCGGCCAGCCCGCCCGCGACGGCCAGTACGAGTTCGTCGTCCAGAAGACCCGCTGCGGCGTCACCCGCGTCGGCCCGGAACTCCTCGAGCAGAAGGCCCAGGGCCAGTTCTGCCTGATCACCGTCAAGGTCACCAACGTCGGCGCGGACGCCGGCACGTTCGACGCCTCCTCGCAGCACGCCACCGACGCCGCCGGGCGGACGTTCGACGCGGACTCGACGGCGTCGATGTACGCGAACGACAACGGGGAGACGTTCCTGAACGACATCAACCCCGGGAACAGCATCGTGGCCGTGCTGGTGTTCGACGTGCCGAAGGCGGCGGCGCTGACCGGGGTGGAGCTGCACGACTCGCCGCTGTCCGGCGGCGTCACGATCGCGCTGTCATGACCAGCACCCGCCCCGCACGGCCACCCAGGGCAGGCGACTTCGGCCTCGCCAAGGGCGGCGGCGCCCTGATGGCCGTCGTCCGCTTCGGCACGTTCTCCCGCTATGGCCACGCCGCGATCTGCGAGGCCATCGACGCGGGCGGCCGGGCCTGGGTCATCGAACCCATGCCGACCGGCTGCCGCCGCCGTCTCGCCGACCTGGGCGAGTTCGTGTGGTCCGACGTCGACCTGACCGCGTCGCAGGCCGAACAGATCGTCGACTACGCCCGGACGACGATCGGGCTGCGGTATGACTGGCCGTCGATCCTCGGCTTTGTGGCCCGGTTTTGGGGGGCGAAGATCCGGGGGCGGTCGGGGGACCACGCCGACCAGAAGCTCATCTGTAGCGAGCTGGTTGTGTGGGCTTACCGGCGGGTCGGGGTGGACCTGTGCCCGGGGAAGGCGCCGGGGGACGTGAGCCCGGGCGATCTGGATCAGTGGCTGGACGACCGCCGCCGGGTCTGAGGGCACAAAGCTCTGACCTGCACGTTTCAGTGAATCCCCGCGTGCCGGGTAGGGATGACGGCTGAAAATTCCCGGGCCTCTGACCTGCAAGCAAGCCTGGCTCCCGCTTGGTTAGTCGGGCGCCGGCTGCAGCGGGGCTTGGACCTTCCGGGGCCGTCCGCCGTGGCCCGGCCGTGCGGCGATCCACGCATCGATCGTGGCCTCGTACCACCACGGCGCTCGCCCGACCTTCCCGTCCGGCTCGGGGCACTGCCCGCGGTTCACGTAGCGGGTGACGGAGTCGGGTTTGATCCGGAGCCGGTCCGCGACAGCTTGCCGATCCAGGATGGGGCCGGTCATCAGCAGCATTCCCGGCAGTCGCCGTACGGCTCGGGCAGCCGCAGGCCGCAGCCCCGGCACTTGGTCACGTCCTCGATCAGGTCACCCCGGGCGATCCGCGTGATGAGCCACTGGTACTTGGCCGTGGCCACCACGAGGCGGGCCTGATCGGGCCGCAGGTCGGCGATGCTCGCGCCGGGGGCGTTGGTCTCGACTGCGGCGAGGACCGTCTCGACGGGGCAGTCGACCTGTGTGGCGATCCGGTCTGGCCAGGCCGCGACGTAGTCGGCGCCCTTGGTCTCCAGCATGCTGGTCATCGGGTCGGTTCCGTGGCCAGGATCGCCCAGTCCTCACCAGCGATCCACATCGAGTCGGCGACGATCGTGCCGTCGTAGTCGTCGGGGAGCGCGGACAGCGTGTCGTAGGTTTGCTGCCCGAACTGGAGGCTGCGTCGTCCGTCGGTGACCGGAGAGGCCATGAGCCCGACGCCCCAGAAGGGCGCGGAGTCGAGTAGATAATCCGCCTGCGCGGCGGGCATTGTGACGGTGTAGGTCTTCTCGGCCATCTCGGTTTCCCCTCGTGGTGTCGTGTTCCTGACACCACTGATATTAGTCCGGCCGGACCGGACTGGCAAGGGCTACGGGGTGAGCGCGGCCACGTCCCGCCGCCCCGGATGCGTCGACCCGCCCTCCGCATCCGGGGCCATGCACGAGTCCTTGTCGGCGTTGTGCCCCAGCCCGAGGCCGTGGCCGAGCTCGTGGCAGGTGATCGTCATCCCGAGGTCGCCCTCGTAGGTGTCGTCGAGACCGGTCCCCAGGCACACGTCCGCGTACCCGTCCTTCGCCGCGGTCCTGCCGACGGCCATCGAGTCGCCCTTGACGCTGGCCGCCGCCTCCGCGTCGGTGCATTCACGGACCCGGATGCACGTCGACTTGGCCGGGCACTTGCCGTACCGCAGGTCGAGACCCTTCACCGCGCGGCGCCACTGCGCGGCGGCTTCTCTGACGGGCCACTCCGGGCCGGTGTGGTCCTCGACGTACACGGCCTGCGCCGGGCCGGCTACGGCGACCGCAGGGGCGGCGGCGGGGGCGTTCTGGAAGTCGCAGCCGGCCGAGCTGGCAGCTACGGCGGCGGCGGTCAGGGTGAGCAGCAGGGTGGTTATGGTCTTCATGGGTCCTCGCTCTCTGCGGAGTTGAGGGGCCAGGCCCGGGCCGGTGGGGTGACCGCCAGCCCGGGCCGCAGTGCTTACTCGGGCGGACCGGGGGCGATCGTTCCCGTCTCCACCACGCCGCCGGCAACGAGCAACTGTCACCCGCCGTCCGGGAGCCTGGGGTTCTCCACGACCGGGATCCCGACCAGCTCCCCGACCAGCCCACCGAAGTAGGCCGGCCCAGGGGGCTGGGACGGTGCGAAGAACTGCCGGCAGGCCCGCCAGGCGGCGGGGGACAGTTCGAGCCGTGCGTCGGTGTATGCGCCGGACATGTACCGGGCGCGGACGATCGTGGCGATCCGGTGAAGGGTCACCGGGTCTCCAGTTGCGCCCGCTGTAGCCGGTCGATCTCGGCGGCGATGAGCGCGCCCGCCTTGGTCAGGTCCCGGATCCGGTCATCGCCCCGGCTCCAGGGTGGTACCTCCCACGGCCACTCCATCGCGGAGACCGACGGGTCGGCGTAGACCAGCGCGGCGGCGAGGAGTTCGCCGTCCCGGTGGTGGTCGTCGTGCTCGACGGTCCGGCCCTTGACGTCGATCTGGCGTCGGCGTTCCTGGGTGATCAGTTCAGCGCCGGTCATCGGCCTGCCTCCAGTTCTGCCCGCACCACAGCGGGAGTGCGGTGGACCGGATGAGCGAGCGGTTCGCAGCAGGGCAGCATCCGCGGAGTCCGCGGACTGTGGGTCGACCCGATCACCGGCTCCCCGCACATGTCCGCATCCGGCACCGGTCCCGGCGTCACAAAGTCGTGCGTCAGCGCCGGGTCGCCGAGCGCGTCGACCAGCGCCGCGATCTCCCGGGTGGCGTCGTTGAATGCGCGGATCGCGCCGTGCACTGGGCAACCAGGCTCTGGACCGTCGGGCGGCCATGTCTGGCAGGTGCAGGTCGCGGTCAGCTTCGCCAGCTCGGCGCACTCGGCCTCCAGGGCGGCCACCATGCCCTGCAGCCTGATCAGCGGTGTTGTCGCTGCAGCGACGAACGCGTCGACGACCTCCCCTTCTGCTCGGCCGCCGAGGTCCAATGCCTGTTCGATCGCGGTGTGCTGCGCGAGCAGGTGTTGACCCTGACATCCGTCGCCGATCCAGCAGTCGTTCAGCGGCGATGCCTGTAGGTCCGGGTCGCCGCCCGGCTCGTGCGCGACCTTCGCGGCGGCGAGGATGCGGTCCAGCCGGCCGTACGCCGGGTCACGCTCGGCGGCGGTCACCGGCACCCCTCCGGAACGATCGCCTGACGCCCCGGGGACGTCGGCCCGGTGAAGGTCATGTACCCGAGGCCACGGCTCCAATGCCAGGCGACCCCGCAACGCGGGCACCAGCCGGCAGGGGAGCCGTCGGTCAGCGTCGTCGGCACCAGCCGGTGCGGTCCGACCTCCGGTATGGCGCTCATCGGGCAGAAGCCCTCCGCCAGGGCGGCCCTGGCTTCGGCCAGGTGATCGGCGGCGAGGTCGGCCGGCCGCAGCGCGTCGGCCGCCTGCTGGTCATCCGTCATGACGTTCTCCTCTTCGCCCGGCGGGCCTGCCGCCACCTGTCCCGGTTGAACCCCAACATCCGCTTCGACGTCACATGCCAGCCCCCGCAGCCATGCCGGCACAGGTACGGCTCCTGCAACCCGAGCAGGGCCGTGACCTGGTCGGCCTGCCCGGCGGTGGCGTACCGGCGTTTCCGCGCTCCTGGGCACCACTCGGCGGTCACCGGCCCCGCTCCTCCTTCCGTTTCCGGTTGTCCCGGATCCGCTGGTCCTGTTCGAGCGCGGCCCGTACCGCCGGGCCGATCCGGGGGTCGGTCAGGTCGGGCCTCGGTTCGTCTGGGGGCAGGTCCCGCTCACCGGGCCACGTCACGAGCATCAGACACCCGCTCCCTCGGCCAGTCGGATGATGGCCGCCGCGAGCGCTGTCGCGAGCTGCCCGGACGGCCCCAACCGCAACGCCTTGGCCAGCGACGCGATGACGTCCACCCGGTCCGAGCCGGAGGCCAGTTCGGCTCTTGCGCCGCCGACGGCGCAGTCGAGTGCGAAGTCGAGGTCGGCCATCTTCTGGTCGACGTCCGCGCGGAGTCCGGGCAGGGCGTCCTTGCCGGTCACGTCTGGGCCGCCGGCATCACGACGATCGCGTCGATCGCGGACGGCCGGATGTGTGGCATCCGCTCGCCGGGCCACCGGCTGGTCCAGGTGAACCGGTCGATATCGCCGCTCCCGGGGACCGTCTTCACGTCCCAGGCGGAGACTTGGTGGCGGATGGTCTGCCCGCCCCGCAGGTAGATCAGCAGGGTGGTCGTCTCGACGGGGGTGGGCTCGGCGTCCGGGTCGGCCGGCAGGTCGAAGCTCATGTGGGGTCCTCCTCGTGGATCAGCATGCAGGCCAGGATGTGGGAGCAGGTCAGACCGCTCCGCCCCGCCCGGCACGAACAGACCCACAGGTCCGGTGCGGGGGCGTCCCACACCACCCGGTACGGCTGCCGGTCGGAGCCCTGAACGTCGCCGACGAACCGGCGCCCGTCGTTCTGGTGGACGGTGACCGCGCCGTCGGCCACCAGCCGGCCGGCCTTCACGATCGTGGCCGGGGATGGGCGGCTCATCGGGGGATCTCCCGTCGTTCGACCGCCACCGCGCGGGCGGCGATGTGGGCTGCGATGTCGTCGGACCACCACCAGCCGCCCTCCTCGGGCAGCGGCACGTCCCAGGGGCGGAGGGGGAGCTCGGCGTTGAGGCGGGCGCGGGTCTGCCGCAGCCGGCGGGTCAGGGAGTCGCCGCGGATGCCGAGGGCGGTGACGACCTCGTCCCGTGACATTGGGACACGGGCGGTCATTCTGTGTCCGTCGGGACGAGCAGGACCCGCGCGGCGAACATTCCGGCGCCCTGTCCGGCACCGTGGAACGTGCCGATGGCGTCGAGGACCGCCTCCCACCGGGACATGAACGCCTCGGTCTTCGCGTTGCCGTTGATGACGTGCCGCCACGAGGTGCCGAAGTGGCCCCCGACGATCTCGGCCACGACCACATCCGGGGCCAGCTCGATCACCTCGCCGAGCTGCTCCCTGCGGTCGCGGTCGATCCGCAGGGCGGCCTCGACCCGCCGCCGCTTGGCCAGCCGCTCGTTCGTCTCGGCAATGGCCATGTCGGTTTGCTGCCGCCTGATGCGGGCTGCGAGGCTCTCGTTCTCGATGTCCATGTCAGCCCGCGTTGAAGCTGTAGTGGACGCCGCCCGCGGGCACGTCCGACGCGGCCGTCCCGATCAGGGCGACCGTGGTCGTCGGGAGGTGCCACACGGTCGCCGACTGGTCACCCGAGGCGTACGCGCCCCAGTTCCGGGCGTCGAGCTCGGACGGGGCTGCGACCACGTAGGAGTTCGTCTCGTCGTAGTTGACGTAGTCGTCGTCGCGCGCCACGAGGTAAAGGTTCATCAGGCGCTCCCGAACCGGAATGAGTAGAAGGACAACTCCTCGCCCGCGTGGAATCCCAACTCCGCCAACGTGGCACGGTCCTCGGCGGACACTTCGGCTGGGCTGATCATCACGTACAGCGTGTCGTGTTCGCAGTGAGTGGGCGATGCCGGGTTGGCGTACTTCCGGAAGATCGTCAGTGCATTGATCAGGTCGTCCATGCCAACAGGCTATGCCTGTTCGGAAGGCAAGTCAAGCGGGAGGGTTTAGATCGTTTACCTCAAAACGTTCGCGGCCGGATCACGGTGCCCGTTCTGAGCCACCAGATCGGCCAGCTCCAGAGCCTCCGAAAGCTCCTTACGGTGCCGGGTCCGGGTCGACTTACTCACCCTGCCGGCGCACTTATCCAGGCCACACGTGCACTCGAACAGATCAGGCCCTGGACTAGAGGGCGCCCGCGGCGCCACGACAGGAGCATCCGGCACCTGCGGCTGCGGCTCCGGCTCCACATCCGCCGCATCGGAGAACCGGTGCCCGTACCTGCCCATCGCGATGTTGTAGACCGGACTCTCCGTGAAGATCGCCTGCTGCTCCACATCCGCGGCCAGCTCCACCGACAAGAACCAGATCACCTCTGCATCGACAACCTCGTCCCACCATGGCTGCCGGCGCCGATGAGCCTTGAGCCTGGTCCACGGGTCCACCGTGCAGCCCACGTACAGCAGTGAGCCCTCCGCGTCGTAGAGCCGATAGACCGTGGCGACGGCACCCTCCGGCCGTCCCGGGATCACCGGCTCGAAGGGCTCAGGCCCAACGGCCCGGTCTGGTCCTACAACCGAAAGGTCGGGCTCGTCGGCACCGGCCCGGGCGATGAACAGCAGCGCCGAGCACAGCCCCATGAGCCCGTCGATGGCGATCGGGCCGAACCGCACTGTGAACGGGTCCTCATGCCACGAAGCGAGCAAACCGGACAAGTGGTGGTACGACACGACCGCCGCCACCGCCGCCACCGGACCGACCAACGCGACCCGCAGCGCCCACCACCACCGGCCCCGCGGCCACAGCGGAGACGACAGCACCTCCAGCGCGAGGAACAACGCGAGCGGCCAACACGCCGCGCCCAGGACCGCGGCCAGCGGCGGATCCCACGTCTCCGGGTCCTGCCCGGCCGGGGCGATGTAGGAGTGGGCGACGTTCGCCGCGATCGACACCCCGGCACCCGCGGCGATCCCGCCGCGTGCCCACAACACCCCGTCGCGGCCGTGAGAAGTGTCGCGACAATTGTCACTGTCCGTAGCGCCGTTTGGGCTGGCCGGGGGCGTAGGACCCCCCTCCGGGTCGGGCGGGGGCTGGGTGGCAAGTGTCACGGCGAATCTCCGGGGCTGGTCGGTCCGGTCGGGGGGTCGGCCGGGTCGGCAGGAATGGTCCAGGAGCCGTAGCCGCCGTCGGTGGCGTCGGCGCGGAGCCACCGATAGACGGTGGCTAGGGGGATGTCGTGGCCGTCGGCGGCGAGCTGGTCGCGGACCTTCGGACCGGACAGTCCGTCGGGTCCGGCGGCGGCGAGGATCTCCCGCATCCGGGAGCGGGCGTCGGCCGCGGCGGGGTCGTCGTCGCGCCACCCCTCGCCGCCGGCCGCGCGGTCCGCGTCGAGCGTCTCGGCGATCTGATCCCACGTCGCGTCGAGCCGGCCCGGGGCGGTCGCGGCCTCGGCCCGCAGGACCCGCTTCGCCCGAGCGAACGCGTCGTCAACAGCGGACGAGTCGAGCCCCGCAGTGAGCCGGTCCAGCGGCTGAGCCCCGGGTCGGTGAGCATCAGGGCTCACGGCGGGCCGGACCGGTGAGCCCTGCCGGGCTCGTGGACCCGGTGAGCCCAGGGCTCGCGGGCTCATGGGCTCACCCTGAGCCCGGCCCGCAGGTGAGCCTGAGCCCTGAGCCTGAGCCCTGTCCCACCGGGTGTCGTACAGGTCCCGCAGTTCGGGGGTGAGCCCTTCCATCCGGGAGGGCTCATCCAGGGTGGGCCGCCACCGGGCGCACGCCGCGGCGAGCGTCGACAGCACCTTCGGGTTCCCCAGGTCGTGGGAGCGGAATGGCATCGGGGACCCCGCCGCGAGGGTGTTCCGCCACAGTCCGCAGCCCGGATAGGGAGTGTCGCGGGGGTTGGGTTTGTGGTTCCACCCGAACAGGTAGTTCGATTCGTTCGCGGTCGCGACGGACATTCCGATGCGAATGTCGATGTTGGCCATGAGCTCGGAGGGGATGACTTCGGCGGTGCCCCGCAGCCCGGACATGATGAGCCGCTGTCCCATTCCTCGGCCTTTGTCGGTCATGTCGATAAGGCTGCGGCGGAGGTACTGGTTCGCAGCGGCGCCGGTCACCGTCTTGCCCTCGTCGAGGATTACTTCGATGGCGGGGATGGCGTGGGTGACGGGCAGCTTGTCGACTCCCGCATCCCACATGTGTTCTTCGTAGTATTCGCGGCGGAACGCGGTGATGTGGTTTGCGGCGGCGACCATGGCGAGTGCTTCGTCTTCGTCGGTGGCGACCCAGTCCACGCCGGGGTGCTTGACGAGTCCGCGGCGCCAGGGGCCGACGTAGGGGTTGGTGAGGCCGCCGCGGGATAGGTCGATGACCCAGACGAGGCAGTCGGGGCAGCGGAGCAGGCCGAGTAGCAGGTTCTGCAACATGATCGTCTTGCCGGAGCCGGGGGTGCCGACGACCACGGCGCAGCCGTCGCGGAGCCGCGCGGCGGCCGGCGAGCCGTCGCGGTGGACCCCGAAGGGGATCGGCCGGTTGATGGTGAGCGGGGCGAGCACGGCGCCTACTCGATCCCTTCGGTGACGGTCCACACATGCCGCACGCCGGTGACGACCTCGGCGCCGTCGGTGAAGTGCAGGTGGAACCCTTCGCGGCACGGTTCGGTGGTGGCGAGGCGGTGGCAGGGGTGCGCGCTGTCCTCTTGGATGACCATGCCGGGCCTGAGTGCCCAGGCTGGGACGTACTCGGCCGGGGGATGCGGTCTGGTCACTGCCATTCCTCGCCGTCATGGTCGGTGTCGTAGTCGTCGGCCGGGTCGATCCCCGGCCCGTCGTAAGTGCCGGTGGGGTAGGGCACCGAGAGGGCCATGGCGTCGGTTTCCAGGACGTCGACCCTCACGCCGCGGGCTCCGGCGTCGTCGTCGGGCAGGACGGTGACGGCGCCGCCTTTGGGGAGGTCGAGGAGCCCGGCGAGCTTGGACTCGTACTTTTTGAGGGCTTCCCAGTCGGTGCCGTCGCGGGGGCACATCAGCCGGGCGGTGTAGCCGGTGCCGGTGTCCCAGTGGTCGGTGCGGATGGTGCGGACGCCGACGACGGCGCCCTTGGACACGGTCGTGAACAGGTCGCCCCACTCGTCCTCCACAACCGGGGCGCCGTCGGGGCCGACCGGCACCGCGGCGGCGGGGTACATGGGCAGGCCGAGGTCGGTCGGGGTGGCGAACACGTAGGCGGCGCAGGACGTCACCGCCACGCCGGCGCCGCCGATCAGCCAGTACCGGCCGTGCTGCCAGCCGTTGGCCCAGCCCCAGCCGACCCAGCCGCCGTCCGCCGCCCACATGGCCGCCACCACCACGGCGGCGGCGGGGGCCTGCCGGGTCAGCGGCACCAGCGACAGCAGCCCGCCGCAGACGGCGCCGACCAGCGCTGCCGCCCACCAGGGCAGGGGGCCGAACAGGCGGGGGTCGCCGAACAGGGCGGCGGTGGCGGAGAGGGATGCGACGGCGGGGGCGTAGGCCAGCCCGGCGACCCGGCGGTCGGCCGGGTCGACGAGCGGCTTCGGGGTGGGCATGCGGGGTCCTGTCCTGGAGTGGGGGTGGGCGGGTCAGTCGGGGGTGCCCCACAGGTTCTGCGGGTCACGGCCGGCGTACCGGTCGCGGTAGTCGTGCCCGACCTGGTCGGCCTGCCGGTAGGTGCCTTCAAGGTCGTCGCACTGTGCGGCGACGGCGGAGGCCTGG